TTATAAATCTCTTGATTGATATGCAATCGCTATTGAGTCATGGAGATGTCTCGTAATTGTATCTTCTATTACTACATCTACAAAAAACATATTATTAGAACTTTTTTCTATAGTACCCTTGATTCTTTTATGTTTTATATTCCATAAATATAGTACCTCTTTGATATCTAATTTTAGGCTGTCTTCACTAACTGTCTTCTCAAACTCAGGGTTACCGTATTGATTATTAAACAAGTTCTTGACTTCGCGTAATTTATGAATTGAGTTATTAAACCCTTTCATGTACTCATGAAAGACTACGGCAAAGAGTTTGTTATCATGTGTCATGATTGATACATCTTCAAATTCTACATTTCCTATTTGATTATATTTTAATGGAATAACCCATTGAGAAGTGTCTTTTGTTGATATATATCCTAAATTAATCATCTCGTCAATATTCATCCCCCATTTCAAGTCTTTAAATGCTTTAATGGCTTGCTCATCGGTATATTTTTCTACTATGGGATTTGTGGATGCTTTTGCATTATTTTTGGTATTGTTACATCCAACCATCGCTAGCACAGCAATCATTAATAATAGAATCTTTTTCATTTATGTATAATTTTAAGATGGAATATTTTCTTTAATAACAGATAGAATTCTTTTTGATTCGCCTATGCAATATCTTGACCAAAGATGAAGAAATGCGCCTTTTACTACTGTTTCTGATATAAAGCCAATACTTTTCCCTATCTGTAAGAATAGTAAATGATAATCACGACATGTCAGTCCAACTTCTTTTATTTTCTTCTCAACAAAATCACTGTCTTCATATCTCTTTTGCAATAGCAGGCTTAATTCTCCAATTTTTGTTTCATTGGGATTATTGATAAGTTCTAATACTTTGTCATATATATATTTTTCGGGACATTCTCCTGGCAATCGATACACTTTATTTTCGGAAGAGTCTTCTTGTCTTGAATCTCCATCAATAATACTTATTGATTTGAATTTAACAGAAGGGTCATTGTTGTGGTATTTATTAATAGCAACTGCCGTTCCATCTCCTGCCATAGCATGGATTTCTATAGAATTTTCTATTATACTTGTATCATCTGAAATTATTGTTTCAACCCACATTCTAGCAAATTCATCTTCAACAAAAATAGCCAATGAAGCTTCTACTTGTCCTGTAATAGTTCTAAGCGATTTTACATTTAGTTTACCTTGAAACAGGGTGTTGTTGATGGCTGCCCATATTGCTTTAGGGGGAAGTGGCAAAAGCGCATCATTGCTATGGGTCGTGAATATGACTTGTGATTTTTTTCTTTTTGAGAATTCAATCAAGTACTCTACCATTCTTTGGGTTGCAATGGGGTGTAATCCATTTTCTATTTCTTCAATTAAAATTAGTGAATTTTCTTCAAGAGATTCAATTTTCATAATCATTCTAATTATGCTTGATTCTCCTGCGCCAAAGTGGAATTCGGAAAAAGATACTCCATTCTCCGTTTGGCCTTTGAGTAGTGTAATTTTTCCATCTACCCCAATTTTTATTTGCGAGTATCCTGATAAATCTTTTCCCAATATCTTAGAAGCAGCTGATATTACTAGGTTATTGAATTTTTCAACTTGTGATTGTTTGAATTTGAATACATATGATGCGCACTTCCTTAATTCTGCTCTTTCGGTAGCAGGTACTGTTCTAGAAACTCCAAATACAGAAACATCTCTAGATATGTTTTCTCTATACCATTTGAAATTCTTAAATTTTGTAGTTCTTTGTATTGAATCTTTTTTGTTTAAATCCCTATCTATAAGTTCATAAAGTATTTTCCAGTTCTGCATACTATTATCTAGAGAACCACTTTTTGAAAAAAAACGACCTGGTTTTTCAGAAATGTACGCACAAGCTGCGGCTCCTAATACGGTTGTTTTTCCACCACCGTTGGGACCTATCAATGCAGTCACGGGAAATTCAAATCGTATTGTTTCATTTCTAAATCCTCTTATAGGATTTAGAGTGAGTTTTAAAAGATATTTTTTATAATTTCTATTTTCTACTTTTTCAAATAATTCATTGATTTCACTATCTCTAATTTCACTTTGATATTCCATAATATTATAAGTTTTGATGATTAACTTATTGAACTCGTCTTGTCATTCCGTCCGCTCGAAGCTTTTCCGCCGGAAATGGTTTGCGAAGGTTTTCTCGATGGGCATAAATTCTATGTATATTAGTTGATCTTCATAGTATAATCAGGGTTTAAAGCTGGTTCCGCTTAATTTTCCCTTTTATTATAAACATGGAAAGAATATCTTCTTTATTTATTTTGGTATCTCCTTTGTAATTAGGATTGCTTGCCCGAAGAATGATTTTACTTTCATCATCACAATAATGTATCTGCTTGATTGTACGTAAATCGTTAGCATTACTATTGGTAACGATGAGATAGGCTTCTCCCCATTGAATCACATCAAAATTGAAGATTTGTTTTACGGCTACTATTTCCCCAGCACAGTACTGTGGATACATTGAGTCACCAACGACTGGAATATATGCGTTACAGTCATTGAAGTGTTCGTAGTCTATATAAAAGGTAGGATTTTCAGGCGTTTCCATATTCATTGATAAAATTGAGCAAGAGGCTTCTATATCTTCAAAATATGGAACTCCTTTGCCGTTTGTGTTTGTCGGAAGATGTTTATCACGAAACATGTTTCCTTTCTCGCTTAGTAACCAATCAGGATTTATATCATATATACTATTTAGTATCTTTGTTACCGGCTCAATGCCAAAACTTTCACCTGGGCGCATTAATTTACGTACATACATGTCTGTTCTGTCTAGTAGCTTAGCTGCTTCTTTTACGCTGATATTCTTTGCTTTAAGTATTTCAGCAAATCTTTCGTTAATAGTCATAATGTTAATAATACCAAATAGTATAAATAATGATACCAAATAGTTTGTGATAATACTAATTAGTAGTATATTTGCATCATCAAACAGTGATAACGTAATCACCGTTGCAAAGAAACGAATTTCTAAAGTCATAAACAATAGTACATACATATTAAAATACACGATTATGAGCACGAATTTTAAAAATCAGATGAAAGAGGTCATGAGCCTTGCTTGGCAAATGGTTAAAAAGAACGGTTTTTCAATGTCAGAAGCTTTAAAAACAGCCTGGATTAATTTGAAGCTGAAAGCTGAAATGAAAAACCGAATCGTAAAGTTCTACTTTCAGAAAGTAGACGGAACTGCAAGAGAAAGTTATGGTACTCTAAAAGCAAACATCATACCTGAAACAGGTAAATATGAAAGGGCAAAGAATGACACGGTAACAGTGTACTATGATACAGAGCGACAGGCATGGCGCTCTTTTAAGAAGGCAAACTTAATAAAGGTGGTATTATGAAAAAAGTAATTATAACAGTAAAAGGGTGCAAATATGAAACTTCATATTATGTTTCAAAAAGCGGTGAGATATATAACGATAATAAGAAGCTGAAACAAATGCTAAACGGTGGCGGCTATCTTTCTGTCAATCTATTCTATGAAAAAGCCAAGTCTATAACGAAAACGGTTCATAGGATTGTTGCAACGACTTATTTGCCTAATCCTAATAGCAAAAGAGAAGTTAACCATATTAACGGCGATAAAACTGATAATAGAGTTTGCAATCTTGAATGGTGTACACCAAAAGAAAATACTGCCCATGCCATTAGAATAGGGCTGACTAAACCAAGAGATATGAACGCACTGCGCAAGGGGTACAACGATAAGAAGGTTGAAATATTGCAAAAACAAAGTGAGCGTATGTCAGGTCTTGGAAATCCGATGTGCAAGATTGATAAAAGAATTGTGCTTAAAATTAGAGATATGTATAAGAATGGTCATTCTTTGAAAGAGATATACACTTTGTTTGAAATGCCGAGACAGTCTGTAACAGAGATTATTAAAGGCCAAAGGTGGACTATTTTGCCAATTGACTATGTACCCCCTTCTAATTTAAGAACAAAGGCTGTGATAAGACTGAAAGACGGTGAATTAGTAGAATTTTCAACAATTAAAGAAGCGGCAGAAAGTTTTCCAAGTCCTAATGCCCATTCAGCAATATCTGCTTGCTGCAAGGGTAAAAGAAAGAGTTACATGGGCTATAAATGGCAATACAAAGAAGTTTAACCTTTTAAAAATAGCATGATTATGACTAATTACGAGATACAACAGCACATAGATTCTCTTTATAGAGACTTAGACAATGTAAAGAACATGGATGAAGCGAAAGCCTGTAGAGTTTACAACGTAGATTACAAGGCTGAAATCATCGAAGTGATACAAGACGAAATAGATACCTGTAAAGCCATTATGCAGCCTGATTTCGAAGATGATGGCATGGATTACGATATCCTCTGCACGGTTCAAGGATTGAGCCGGTATGCATAACAACTTACCCTGCTGACGGATTGAACGGCAGCCGATAGCGAGAATCGGGCAGGGTTCTATTGATTAGCTCTTTGAAATGATGTAAAAGCCTTTACGGTGTAATTCATAAACCGTTTAGGACAACCAAAGATAATAAGCGTACATAAGCAAGTTGGAGCTTGCGTCTGTACAATGTTAAACAATTAGCAGATTACACCGCAAATAATCGTCCTAGAGCAATAAGCATTCGGGTTGGGCGTCCGTACTGTAATCGTCAATATAGCCTGTACGGTTGGTAAACAGCTGCGAGATGTCATGATCGGATCATGGTACGGGCGCAAACTTTAAAATATACGATTATGAAATTAATACAGTTTGTTTTATCCATACTCTTAGCCTTGTGCGCTATTGGTATGCTATACGGGGCAATAACAACTTATAGCCCTATAAAACTAGTATCTATTATTATAATGGGTATTATATGTATCGGTTCTTTCGCCTTTGCCAGAATTGCCTATACAGAATTACACGAATAAGTTCAAATCCACTATAACAAACATAGATATGAATAAGATAAAATTAGAAATTACTTCCGAAGGATGGGAGAGTATCGTAACCATTGATGGTAAGGAGTATAAAGAGAAGTATGCTGCAACTGAAACTGGCGCAAAAAGTATTGAAGGTGATTTTGAAAGCGAAGATGGTATACCGGAAGAAGTGTACGACGCTTTAAATTCGACTTTTCCCTTCGAGTGTATGCAGGCATTATATTCCATTGAGGATTAACTATTAACAAATAGAGACATGAACGAATTGAAAACATTTAATGAAGTCTACGACGCTGTATATAATTGGCATATCAAAAATATGAAAGATGAATTTATTGAGAATGGCAAAACAGCGTACAAGAAGGCCTTATCAGAACTTGGATTCAGGTTTGATGGCTATGATGAATATGGTAGCAATACTTACAGCAACGGACATATAAGGGTTGCTCTTTATTACGACCGCGGAGACTGTTGTTGGTATATTGAAGAAGCGAATGGGCAGTCAGATACAACAGATAATTTCTATAATACAACCAATGATGTGCCTTATGGCTGTACTAATGTTGAATTTAGCTAAAAATAAAATAGAATAGAAATTAAACGCCAAAGAGCTGGTAGTCTTTGAACTCGAATCTGGTACATTTTAGAGACCTACTGTTCGGCCGGCAGCAAGGCAACACCGTACAAGAATGGCATTTAGAATATTTTGTCGTGTTTTATTTTATGTTTGTGTGTTCAAGGTGTATTGTCTGTGAAGATAGTGCACCTTTCTCATTTGGTAAGTTAGCTCAGTGGCAGAGCGTAGTTGTACGGGTATTTACAACTAAGGTCGGGAGTTCGAATCTTCTGCTTACCTCTTATTATTAATTAATATTTAATCTTATGGCTAAGAAAACTATTAGAGAAATTATCCTAAGTGTCAAGGCGGGTAAAACAAAGTCTATTTCTACAGACAAAATAGATGTAGACGGATATAGACAGGATGCTTACAGGATCAGTAAAAAAGCAAAAGAAGAGGGTGTTGTCGTTCCCGAAGATAAACCTCTTTATACAATATCTGTAAATAAGAGGATTGGTAAAATGTTTATCATCAACAACATGAAGTAACTCTTTTAAGCATACACGATTATGAAAAGAGTATTAACCGAGCTAACACCGGAATGCGAGTTAACCACTCAGATGTACATATCCGGACTTGAAAAAGAAGAGATAGCGGAAGCGAAATGCAGGGCGTTCAGCACGATAAACAACCAACTGCAAAACGCCTTCAAGATTCTCCAAGTGAAAAATGGCAGGGAATTATGCAAGCGGTTTTATGAACGACTTTCAGGAGTTGAGTTTACTTTTGACTTTTCTCCTATTGTCCGATCTGTAATTGCTTGTAGTTTATTATGTGTATTTTCTATATCGCTTTATCACGAACAGAGCGATATGAGAAGGGCAAGAAGAGCGAGAGTAGAAACTATTGAAAGAACAAGGAGGTTAGAATGAATGCAGAAGCAAAACTAAATACTCTCTATCGAATAGGTAGCAGAGTTTCCCTCAACAAAGAGCAGGCAAAAGAGTTTGTAGGCGGTCGTTATAGGCTTGAAAAGCTGATAGCAGAAAAGAAAATACGGGCAGAAAAGACCGGAACCACGAAAATGTCTCCTTATGCTATTAATGCTTGTGATGTGCTTCTTTATGCTATCGATTCTAAAGAACAAAGAATATAATTAACCCTTTAATTTTTACGATTATGAATGATAAGAATGAAAAAGAATTAGCTATTAGAGAACAAGAATCCTCATTTGTGATTCAAGCAGCTGACCTAAGTAAAAATGATCTTCCTTCTTTGGAAGATGCGCAAGAATTACCGATTGATCTTTGCGGTAACTATTGGACTCCGGAGAAACCGGGTGAATTTAGAAAAATGTACTTTGTAGAAATCAAACCTCAAAAGGTATTGAGTGCTACCAGTCCGGATGAATTAATAGATTTGGATTGTGCTACTTTCTTAGAGAAATCAGCAGATGGTACAGTGCAGACGGTTACAAATGGCTCTCGTAGATTGGTTGGTATTCTTGAACAGTATATTGAGAACGGATCACTTAAAAGTGGCATGCCTCTTAAAATAACCTACATGGGTAAGCGTAAGAACAAAACGAATAACTTCCAGTCAGATAATTGGTCTGTAAAACCTTTGCGTATTAACTTGCCTGTTGCCGGATGATAGATTTTAATTTGGACGATTGCGCAGAAGGGGAAGAACTCAACCCTTCTGCTTATAATCCGGAAGATTATCCCACCAAAGAGGAGATGCTTGATTTTATCTCTTTGAATTGCAATAAGCCACCTGTTAATATTGATTTGAAGGAATTGTGCGTTAACGGGGTAGTAAAGCGTGATCCTATGGAGATGTATTTGAAAAGCGATCATATTTCCTCTTCCAATTTGAAAAATGCTCTTAAAACTCCACGATCCTTTTATTATGATTACGAAAGGACATTTGAAGAGAAAGAAAAACCTTGTTTTCAGTTAGGGACATTTGCCCACATGGCATTTTTGGAACCACGTTTATTCGAGCTTGTCAAAGTAGAACCTAAGTGTAACCAATCATCGAAAGAAGGCGTGATTGGAATGATTAAGTTCTATAATGAATTGCTCCTGAATGATAAGAATTATGTTCCAGATGTCGAAGAAGAAATACCTTCTGAAAGGTGGAATTTCTGTGATCTGAAAGACTTTCGTGATAATAAGAAACAGAAGTGCATTGATTTGGGATACTCGTTTATCAGTGATGAAATGAGTATGATAATTAAAGCTCTTGAAAGAAACTATTATTGGTATGGTGGAGGCATCATCAAGCAGCTTTTGAAAGGTGCATACTCAGAAGTATCATTTTATGGCAAGGATGAAGAAACGGGACTTAATGTAAGGGTCCGACCGGATTATTTCAATGTAGAGGAAAATATCGGTGTAAACGCAGTTATTTCCTTTAAGACCACACGTGCCGATGATCTCGGCAAGTTCTACTATGATTGTGCCAAGCTCAAGTATGAGCTTTCAGAAGGAATGTACCAAGAGGTTATGAGTAGCGTTACTGGACGAAACTTTAATGCAACAATCATGATCATGTTACAGACGGTTGAACCATACGATGTCGCTGTTCTCTTCTGGTCGCCTGATGATTTGGCAAATGGTAAGTATAAATATCGCTATGCTCTTTCTATCGTAAAAGACTGTTTCGACAAGAAATGGTTTCCCGGATATGACGCTAAAGCCGAAGAAGGAGCTAGAGGTATTATTGATATGCAGCTCCCGGAATGGAGTCAAAAATTGCTTCATCCGGTGGCTATTGATGATTTTGAATAGTTATGAAAAATGTTAAGATAAGTATTGACGATAAGATGGTAATAGAGTTCCAAAATGATAACTATGGAAAATACATCACTTTGGAACTCTCAGAGAAGTCGCAAGAAGACTTTATTCAACTACTTGAGCTTCTTCAAACAATTCAGAAGTGGAATCAAAGTGCACAAGAAAATCCGGTTCGTTAGCTATTTTATTAAAGATATATGCTAACTGCCTAACTTCTAATGGTGATAATTCATAGCTTTTTATGCTATTCTGGTCACTGAAAGTTCCGGTTGATATATAAGTTTTTGCATTTTTATCCATTCCTGAACTTTTGATAGTAAGAAATACACTTTTAGTATTTCCTGTTTCTTTTCTAAATAAAATTTCCATAACGCTTGATTTTAAAGTTTGACATCTACGAAATTAAGCAAAATTCCCAAAGGTTGATGATTCTTCCTTTGGGAATTTATTAAACCTATAAAACAATGATTGATTTAAAAGACTATGTACCGGAGGAACTTAAATTTAAGCTCCCTACCACCGTGAAATTTCCCGAAGTGATTTTCTCTGATTGTATCTCTATGGACGATGTAAAGAAGAAACTGGCAGAGAACTTCGTCACCATTCAAGAGAAAGACGTGATCGCTAACCGGGTGATGGATGATTATGAAATATCAACTATCCGTGCGAATTATGGTGAGATTGCCGAGGAACAGATGCCGGAACTTGAAGCACAGTTCGAAGCATTGAAAGCAAAGTTCAATACCGAGAAGAAAGAATTTGAGGCAAAGATTTCAGCATTAAATACTCAGTTTAAGGATCTTGTAAACCTTGCAAAGAAAGGTGTGAAGGATTATCCTTTGAAGATGATCGATACTTTCCGCATTCCAGTTATGGGGTATTACTTATATTACTCATGGGTGAATGACGCTTTTCGTCTGGCATTAGTTCAAGAAATTCCGAAGCATGAATACAACGATCTGTTTAATTCCGGAGAAAAGAATCAAGAGGCGTTCAAAGAATTGGGATACGAACTGCCAAACGTTGATTTTAAAGATACTCGTAAGAATGTCCGCCGATTCGGAGAAGGAGAGGATATAATCGAGGTATGGGAGGAAGATGGTCAAGATGTATGGCTGGAGCAATGGATTGAAGATTTTGTAGATGAATATACCAGTGAGGTAGTTCCTATTGAACGTCACGAATGGCATCGAGTTCCAATCGAAGAAAGTCCATGGAGAAAGGAGGACGAAAATGACGAGACTAGCACACAAGAGGGGGAGACCGAAGAAATACCGGAAGAGTCTGAGGAATAATCCTTATTGGGAAGAAGTAAAACGTAAGGTCCGAATCCGTGACGGGCACAAATGCCAAGTGTGTGGTAAAACATACAATTTGGAGATTCATCACAAGGTTTATGACGTTGCAGGATATTCTATAGTTGGACATGAATTAGAGTTCTTGTATTGTCTTGAAACGCTATGTGAAGATTGCCATGCAATGAAGCATGGTAAATAAATTATCCCGGTGTCCGTTGGTTCGGTATCCGGGAACTATTATTTAAAAGCTATTCTTATGAAACAGGTAAGCAGTAAACAAGCTCAGAGAAACAGAGAGGTTGCTAAAATAAAGCTGTCGCTTTCCCCCTTTTGTGTAATATGTGGCAAGCCAGCAGTAGATGCCGCGCATTTGGTCCCTAAGAGCATGTATCCAGAACATTATACCAATCCGCAGAACATCGTAGGATTGTGCCGGGAATGCCATAATAAGTACGATAATAACTTAGCATTCAGACAGAGGCAGAAGCGTCTTATAGAGCGTGTGAAGTCTTTTGATGAATGTGCAGCAAATAGATATTTTCATTTATGAATAGCTATCAACTGATTTCCAAGCTCCGAAAGGTACGTGATGATACTTACCTAACTACAGCAGCGCAAGCCTTATATCATGAGCTTGTAGCGATTTGTAATGATATGAAGTGGAAGGATGTTTTTAAAAAGAAGAACTCTGATTTGTGTTCTATTCTGAATATGTCAGAGAAAACCTTAATAAAATCAAGGAGTGATTTGAGCGATGCCGGATTACTTTACTTCCAATCGACAAAAGACAAGAGAATCGGCTGTTATTACTCATTTACTACTGTAATATCATCCGTCTATTTTACAGATGAAAGTACAGATGATTCTACAGATGAAACTACAGATGATAATAACGGAGGTGGAGAAATACCACCTGTAGAATCACCTGTAGAAACATCTGTAAAATGCTTAGATGATAATTTGCCATCATCTGTAGTTTCATCTGGAAAATGTTTAGATGAAACGCAAATCTCACCTATTATAGATAATATAAACATAAAACAAGAAGAGAGTCTCGCGCATACGCACGAGAACACCCCACCCGAAAAGCCTAAGCGATCTAGGAAAAAAGAAGGAGATGCGAAGCCTTTAGTTTATCCTTTCGATTCGATAGCATTTATGTCGGCATGGACGGAACTTGTGAAAACTCCAAAATGGAAAGGAAAGCTAAATTATGCTTTGCAGATTTCATTAAACAAGCTGGGGCAGTTTGAAGAAGAGTTCGCTATCCGACAAATTGAACGGGCTATCGAATCTAATTGGACCGGAGTAGTATTTTCGGGTACTGAACGTGATTATCAAGAATGGCTAAAACAAAAAAAGAATGGAAGCAATAAGAACAGTCGGGGAGCTGATTCCTCTAATGAAATCAAGTCAGCCGGAATCAAATCAATCTCCTTCGGTTAAATTTCACATCAAAGGAAAGGAGATAACATGGAATGAGGATCGAGTAGAACACTTCTGGAAAAAAGAGTTTATTAACTCCATGAAGGAAGTAGAACCGGGATTTATCATTGACGAACGCAACAAGGTCCTATTATCCGAATTGTATGATTATGTATTAGGCAGAAGTAAGATGCTTGATTCCTCAAAAGGCTTGCTTTTATGGGGACCAATTGGAGTTGGCAAGTCTGTTTTGATAAAAGGGCTACAGCGTTATCTAGGCAAGATCAACCGTTTACGATACGGATGTAATAACGATCACATAGGCTTTAGACTCACTAGTGCAGTAGAAATATCTCTCATGTATGCAGAGAAAGGTATGAACGGGCTATTTCGGTTTACTGATCGTGAATATATGTGTAATCTGGCTATTGATGAATTGGGACGTGAACCTACAGATTCAAAGCATTACGGGACCGGGATAAATGTTATACAAACCATTTTACAACTTCGATATGAAGTCAGAAGGGAGTTTATTACCCACGTTACGACCAATCTCGATCCAAATACAGAGTTTGGAAACAAATACGGTGATTATATCGCTGATCGTGTAAAAGAAATGTTTAACGTCATAGAACTAAAAGGATCGTCCCGGCGATGATACTCGCATAGTGGTCTATCAGATCGCTATTTTTTTTATTTAATAACCAAAACGTTTTCCTGATATCGGGAAGACGATCAATACCATAAGAATATGAGTGAAATCGAAATTCTAAAAGATCAGATAAAGAGCTTACAAGCTGCTCTTGTTGCAAAGGAAGAAACTCACAAAATAGAGACTTGTAAGTTAATAGAAATAGATTTGAATGACACCGTTAGTGTAGAACTTACAGAATGGGGAGCTACATATCTTAATGCGATGAATACATTTAAGGAAATGACTACCCCGCAGGAATGCCATTATAAAACTGACTATAAAGCAGGTGATGTTTACAAAAAACAACTTTGGCAGTTGATATTAGAGTTCAAAGATGGGATTAAGTTTGATAAAGAGAAGGCTTTTAATAAGTTGGCAAAAGTAATTAACTAATAAAAAAATAGATATGAAGAAAATCATGTTCAATGATAAGTACGGCTTAACCCTGGCTGTACTAGAGGATCGAAAGGCTATGACGAGAAGGATCATATCATATCCATCAAAGTTCAGAGGACAGAATGTAGCTGGATATTATGTTTGCAGAAAACCTTCTGGAGAGCTTGTAGAGGTTTGTCTGCATGATGAAGATGAACGTATGATTGATGCCGGGCAAATATTTCCTAATTTTCAAGTCGAAGAAGTGGTCGCAATTGCACAAAGCTACAAGGATTCAGGCTATGACCCAGACTCATTGGATAGACATCCGAAAGATTTGAGTATTCGTGGTCTTATGAAGGATTCCGCAGGATGGAATAACAAAATGTTCGTTAAGTCGTATGCTTGCAAACATCACATAAAGATAACTAATGTAAAAGTTGAGCGTTTGCAAGATATATCCGATGAAGATTGTTTGAAAGAAGGAGTTTACCGACTTGATTCAGCAAACGGAAGCGGTGGTATTGCTTATTCTTTCGCTGGTGCTTCCGATAAAAAGCATATCGGACTATATGATACTCCCCGTGAAGCCTTTGCCGATTTGATAAATAAAGTATCCGGAAAAGGAACATGGGAACGTAATTCTTTTGTTTGGGTGTATGAATTTAAACTGTTTGACTAATAACAATTAGAGAAATGGATAAATCATATTTTGAAACAAGAAAGACAGAAATTCAATCAGAGATTGATAGCTGGAAACAAGAATTAAAAGACTTGGAAGATGAATACATATCTTCTAATCAAAAGTTCCCTATTGGGAGTAAAGTTTGTATCACTACTCCTGCACATACAGGAATGGTGTTATCCACTCGTGAGAAAGTTACATTCCCAGAAGCGAAAAGATACTTTTACGTAACTGGCTACGAAATACGGTGTAAAGAGGTTGTTCCAATTCTGATGAAAGCAAAGAAGGATGGCACGATTTCAAAAATTCGGGATTATATAACATTCGAAAGAGTGATAGTTGAACTGGCGTAAAACTGCAAAGAAAGGAATATTATGGCAAAGGTATTTATAACAAAATATGCCTTAACATCAGGCATAAAAGAAATGGAACTCGAAATTGTAAAGTCAAATTTCGCAAATAGTCCAGATTATGTAAGAGATGGGTCTTGGACATTTTTTTATATCGGTAAAGATGTATTTCTGGATAAATCAGAAGCAGTTAAAACAGCCGAAAAAATGAGAAAGAAAAAGATTGCTTCTCTTCGCAAACAGATTGAGAAACTGGAGAAGTTATCTTTTAATGAATAACCAAGATAAAGAAGGGTATTATGTGTTTGAAATTAATCTTTGTAATTCATTCTCCATATCTTCAGTTGAGATAGTTGTCAGGTATATATATGCCGTATCTTGCGTATTCTTAATCTCTGCTAAAGATGAAAGTGGTTTTATGTATGGTTTTATTTCCATACGTTCCTTTCGCGTTTCTCGTGTGTTTTCTTTGCATTTTACCTCTTTAGTAATCTGCTTTATGACAGCATCTAATTTATCATGATAAGAATCAACAAGGACTATGACTTTAATGTAATCATCTGTTTTAAAATCAATTTTTCTTCTTTTTGGTGGTTCATTTCGCAGCTTTATGGCATCATTTAAAATACTATTAATCTGTTGTTGCCCTAACTTTTTATCATGAAGTAGCATGTTGCATTTGACCTCAACAAGAATTTTATTAGGATCATCTATTTTAATGTCAAATCCATTTGTATTTGCTTTCGTTTCTTCCACTGAGGAAATTAAATTAAGTTTTTGCTCCTCATTAAAAGACAATATTTCTGATATTTTATTAGCTGTAGCTAATGTTGCTATTGAGGTCAATATATTATGCACGTTTGAAAGAACGGACTTTAAATCAAATAGTTCTTTTATCGTAATTTGAGATTTACTTCTCTTTCTAATTGAATCCGTGAAACGAGAATATTCACTAATTAATTCATAAGACCTTCTATATACTTCTTTGTTCATAGCATTTTGTTAGGATACAAAGGTAGGAAATTATTTTAAAAGATGAATGTTTTAATAAAATAATGAAGTGCATATATTAGAGCTGGCCAGCCTACATTTCATAATATGGGATAGTTAAATCTAAAGTAAAATCGGAAAATCCGATTTTGTAAAACAGTGATAAACCTTTAAAATGATACAGCCAAAGCATTACAATTATCACAACCGGTCCGGACCGCCCAAGTGCGTAAGGACTACATTAACCACTTCCGGAGTGAAAAACCGTTAGAAGGTATATTATTCACAGACTTCATCCGGGACGTTCTTGAAAAGCGAAGCAGACGCAAGTCTGAACACTATGCAGCTGTTTACGATGCGATCATAAAACACATTGATAACTTCTCCTCAGAGTTTGATTGTGACATCTTCACGAACTCGGTGACGGCTGAATTTATAGATGACTTCATTATATATCTTGAAGACCAGGACCTGAGACATAATACCATTGTCGGGTATATCCTGAAAATTCAAACACTCGTCCGACGGGCATCTCAGTACAACTATGCAGTAGATAATACCTACGATGAAATTGATTTGAGGGCTGAACCAACAAACGCTGTATTCCTGTCAATGAATGAAATCACTAGGATATACTACTACAAGTTTGAGAAGCAGGACAAGAGAAAGGCGAAAGAGCGTATCCGCGACCTGTTTGTTGTTGGTTGCCTGACTGCGCTAAGATATTCCGACTATTCCACATTGGCGGCAACCAACCTGCAAAACGGATACATTGTAAAACGTACCAAGAAAACGAATGTTGATGTAAAAGTCCCAGCTCACGACTATGTGAAAGAAATATTTGCCAAGTATAGCGGCTTTGTTCCTCGTGGTCTTTGCATCCAGTACTTCAATAAGTACTTAAAGGTGATCATGCGGGAAATCGGATTGAATGATCTTGTAACCTATTCGTTCACCAAGGGCGGCGAACTGAAAACTGTTACTCGTGAAAAGTGGGAGCTGATAAGTAGTCATACTGCAAGGAGGAGTGCAGCAACAAATATGTATTTAACAGGACGAATGAAGACGTTTGAGATAATGAAACTCACCGGGCACCGGACCGAACAGAACTTCTTTCGATACATCCGGCTAACTGGTGATGATACAGCCCGATCTATTTCAGGAGATATGTTTTTTAGAAAATAAAATCAATAACTATTATGGATAATTATATTGACCAGAACTTGTATGCTGAATCAATGAAAATGGCATTACGAGTAGATTTTCTTGCTAATAGCGAGGAATTGAGATTATATGCAACTTCTATCTATAACGCCTCAATATGGAGTAGGGAAGTTGACAAGAGAAACAAAACCATTCTTAAAAGGGATAGGTCTTTAAAATAGAAAGGGAGAACCTGCGAGCACGACCAAGCATTAGTTCTCCCAAATCTTACACGATTATGATGCAAATATACTATTTACTTTTAAAATAATCGTGTTATGATAAAGGAATTTTCAGTGATATCTGAGCTTAAATCTATCAGAGAACAGAAATCAAGGCTTTCAGAGAGAGAACTGGAACTCTCAGAGCCTGTATTGTATAACTATTCACTCATCAGGGAGATATACGAATGGTTCAAAGAAATATTATCTGGATTGACATTTCCTCCGCGTGACAATAGTCCTATACAGAGGAAAAAGTTTATTTTTATAATTCTTTTTTTGTATTCTCCAAGTACGTTAGCTGGGGGGAAGATGAAAGTAGGATTGAGGGATAAAATAGCGGAAATAACCGGATGTACTGGATCATTAATCTCTCACAACTGCGAGGATGTAACATTTTTCTATCAACAGTATAAGTCACATAGACAAGATATTTACTGTATTTACACTGAAATTATAAATCGTTTGAAATCTAAAGGGCTAATCAATTAACAGGGGAGTGTTAGGTACTCTCCTGTTTTATGTTCTAGTAAAGTCTCATAGTACTTTTATTCTATTATATAAGAATTATTTCACAATAGCATTTTGGTGAAGAATAAGAAACGGTTAAATTTCTCAGTTTTTGGTTGTGGTAGTACCTTTGAATAATTAATAATAATTTAAAGGTGTTTTTAATATGGCTAAACCTAAGTTTGATTTCAAAGACGAAGAAAACCTAATTCGTATAGAGAGTTGGGCACGGGATGGATTGAACGATAAGCAGATTGCCGAAAATATAGGATATAATGAGACTTACTTCTCTGAATTAAAGGGGAAAATTACCGAATTATCCGAAGCTATAAAAAAGGGAAGAACCCCTGTCGATTTTGCAATAGAAAACAAAATGTATGACAAAGCTTTTGGTTTGAAAATAAAAACACAGCAGGCAATAAAGCTTAAAGATGTTTATTACGATGAAGAAGGTCGTAGATGCGAAAAAGAGAGGGTAGAGATTGTTGAACTTGAACAAGAAGTTCCTCCTGACACAACAGCTGGCATCTTTTGGTTGAAGAATCGCAAGCCCGAACAATGGAATAGACCAGCTCCGAGAATAGAAGAAGATGACGACATTCCTAAGAATCCCTCTAAAGGCATTGATATCAAAGAATGGATTAAAGGTAAGATTGAATGATAGAACCCCAGGCGATATACCACCCACTGTATACTGATACGGATAAATTCATAATCCTTATCACTGGCGGTCGCGGCTCCGGCAAGTCCTTCAATGCTTCCACTTTCATCGAACGGCTGACCTTTGAAATGACGGAGGCCGAGAAGATTGTTCATCAGATTCTCTACACCCGCTACACGATGGTTTCTGCCGGTATGTCTATCATCCCCGAAATGATGGAGAAGATAGAGTTAGACGGAACAACCAAGTATTTCAAAACTACCAAGACGGATATAGTCAATAAAATGACTAAGAGCCGTATCATGTTTAGGGGTATTAAAACCTCTTCAGGGAACCAGACTGCGAAATTGAAATCTATTCAAGGTATTACCACTTTCGTCTGTGATGAAGCAGAGGAATGGACGAATGAAGAAGAGTTCGACAAGATAATGCTCTCCATTCGTAAGAAAGGTATTCAGAACCGGATTATCATCATAATGAATCCTTGTGATTCCAATCACTTCATTTACAAAAAGTATATTGAGAATACTCACAAGCTGGTAGAGATTGACGGAGTTCAGGTTCAAATCTCCACTCATCCTAATGTACTTCATATCCATACGACATATCTTGATAACTTGGAGAACCTTTCTCCTGAGTTCCTTAAAGAGGTAGAGGACATGAAGGAGAATAACCCGGAGAAATATGCTCATGTGGTTATCGGTCGTTGGGCTGATGTGGCGGAAGGTGCCGTATTCAAGAAGTGGGGTATTGTGAAAGAGTTCCCACAGGAATGCAAAAAGGTAGGAATAGGGCAGGACTTCGGATTTACTAATGATCCTTCCGCTGCTGTAAGATGTGGCATCATTGATAACCGTTTGTATGTTGATGAACTTTTCTATGAAACGGATATGCTTTCGTCGGCTATTGCCAACAGGTTAAAGCCTTTCTCTATGAAAGTTTTTGCCGATTCGCAAGACCCTCGATTGATTCAAGAGATAAAGAACAGAGGCGTGAATATCTATCCGGTAGATAAGTTCCCCGGTTCAATCAAAGCGGGTATTGATAAGATTAAAGATATGGAGTTCTTTGTAACAGAACGCTCTTACAATCTTATTACTGAACTTCGGAAATATGTTTGGGACAAAGATAAAGATGGAAACTACATCAATGAGCCAGTAGATGAATATAATCATTTGATGGATGCCATTAGATATTATGTATTGGGTTGTTTGCTTGGACGCATTTTGAAACCGAAAGATTTAACAGGAATATTCACGCATTAAAAATATAAGCTATGCCATTAAGTTTAGAAGAAATATTAGCATTGCCTGACATCGGGCAGAAAATAAGCTACTTGAAGAAAGGTAGAAAAACCGAGCTTCCCAACCGTTGCGAATTGTGGGATGATTGGAATCCGGAGCGCCACGGAATCATGGTGGATGAAGAGAAGTACCCAGACAGAAAAGTGCTTGAAAAAGAAGCGGAGAAAGTTTTCGATGAAGAGACCGGTAAAACATACGAAATTGAAGCGAAGTACAAGGATGAACCGGTAAACCGTATCTCCATTCCTTTGGAGCAGGATATAGTGAACATCCAAACAGCTTTCACAGTAGGTACAGAGCCGTCAATGGATTGCACTCCAACAGATGATGACGAGAAGAAGCTGCTGGATGCTGTCAAAGCTGTATTTAAGTCCAATAAAATCAAGTATCAGAACAAGAAGATTGTCCGTTCTTGGCTTTCTGAGCAGGAAGTAGCCGAATATTGGTATGTGACCGATGATGATTCATTTTGGGCTAAGTTTTGGAAGAAAGTTAAGACTACCTTCGGAGGAAAGGTAAAGCCTACCAAGAAGCTAAAAAGTGTGTTGTGGTCACCATTCCGAGGGGATAAACTTTATCCGTTCTTTAATGATGAAGGTGATTTTATAGCTTTCTCACGTGAGTACAAAAAGAAGCTCATGGATGATTCGGAAGTCACCTGCTTTATGACTATTACGGACAAGATGGTTTATCAATGGGATTTATCTAAAGGGTATGAGGAAAGAACTTCTTTCGTTCATGGATTCCCCAAACTGCCGGTTCTCTACGCTTACCGTCCTGAACCTTATTGCAAGAAGATAAAGACCTTCCGTATACGCTTGGAGAAACTCCTATCCAACTATGCAGATTGTATTGACTATCACTTTTTCCCATTATTGAAGCTAATTGGGGAAGTGACCGGGTTTATTGGCAAGACAAAAGATAGAAAAGTTAAACTGGAAGCTGGTGCTGATGCTCAATATCTGACGTGGAATCAAGTTCCGGATACGGTGAAGTTCGAAGCTGAAACTCTTACCAATATGGCTTATGATATGTCTAATACTCCACGCATTTCTTTCGAGACATTGAAAGGCGTAGGCAAAGCATCAGGAACCGCTTTCCGTTTCATGTTTATGGGTGCCCATATGAGCGTAAGTAATCATGCAGAGGTGATAGGAGAGTTTCTGCAACGGAGGGTTAATTTCCTGGTTTCTGCTTTAGGGGCGATTAATCCAACTGAGTTCAACAAGGCATCACAGACGATTGATATCGAGACAGACTTGGTTCCTTTTATGATTGATGACTTGAACGATAAGGTGGCTACTGCTGTTTCCGCAGTAGGTGGTGGAGTATGGTCCAGGCGTGAGGGGATTATGTTTGCCGGGAATGCTGATAGAATTGAAGAAGAACTGAAGGAAATTGAAGAAGAACAAATAAATGGGCAGAAAAAAGAAGATTCAGTTTCTCAAAATGTATCATAAATGTAGACTAATAATAGCTGATGGTTAAAAAAACGTAATTCGGGGTATGTGGTCAAAATAGTAATACATTGAAAATTATATAGTTGTATGTTCTATGGGAGTTTATTTCACTCCGTTATAAATTCAGAATACGTATATAGTAATATAACTATAAAAAATAGAAAGTATGAAAGTAAAAATGCAAAAGGGTAATGACAGTTTTATCTTTTACATCCGGAAAAATTTTCCGACCTGTAAGTATGATAACCAAGTTTTAGGACGTTTGATTTGGCTATGGATAAAGAAGCATGCCAATGGAGTTAAGCTAGGAATACCTAAAAAGTGTGATTGGAAAGGATATGTTGATAAAGTAGGGAAGTTTGAGCTACCTGATAAAGCAACTCAATTCGAATTTGACGGAGATTGCCTTGTGTTCCTATATGCTGAATTAAATAGATTGGGCTCTATAAAATAATTGCTGTAGATTGTATGGAAGTGGCGATTGCTGAAAATAGCGGAGGCATCATTATTCTTGCGGTTACAAATTATGAAATATAATTTTGAAATTCAGAATTAATTTCATATCTTTGTAGCATGAAAAATGAGTAACCATGAGAATATTTACAGAACAGTCTTTAAAAGAATATGCAGAATCACACCCCGATTCAAAGGTGGCTTTGCAAGAATGGACTACTATTGTTAAAAGAAGTGAGTGGACATGTTTTGCTGATGTTAAGAAGACTTTTAATAGTGTGGATAATGTAGGTAATCAGCACTATGTTTTTAACGTCAAAGGTAATAATTATCGATTAGTTGTGGTCATTAAATTCACTGTTAAGTTTGTATATATCCGCTTTATTGGTACTCATAAAGAATATGATAAAATAGATTGCACTAATATTTAGAGCTTATGACAAAGATAGAAAATCAAGCCCAATATGAATGGGCAGTGAAAAGAGTAGAGGAGCTCCTTCCATTTGTGAAAGATGATACTCCTTTGAATGATCCTAACAGCATAGAGCTGGAGCTTCTTTCTAATCTTGTTGCTGATTATTCCGAAGAACATTTTGCTTTGGGAGAACCTTCACTTGTTGATGTTCTTAAGCTTCGTATGTATGAAATGGGGCTTAATCAGAAATCACTTTCACAGTTGATAGGTGTTAGTCCCTCACGTCTTAGCGATTATATATCTGGTAAGTGTGAGCCCACTTTGAAGGTTGCACGTGAAATAAGCCGGAAGCTAAATATTGATGCTAATATAGTGTTGGGAGTATAAAATATTGCGTGATAAATGGATGTTTGTTATTATGTTGTTATATATACATAAGACTCGCAGATAATATTTTAAGAATATCTAGATAAGTATCCAGTTTCAACTAAGGAATTATTATTTCTAAATTTGTTATGGTAGATGTTAATAAACTTCGAATTAATAATATAGTTCACATTATAGATAATTGTTTAAGTAAATGTTTTAAAATTTATAAAATAACAGATCAGTCTTCTTATCTATGTGTAGATTCTAATGGAAATGAATATCCTTGGTATATAGAAGAATATGAAATAGATTATATAGGTTTGTCTAGTGAGATTTTACTTAATAAGTGTATTTTTATTTTGTATGAGCATGATGTGTATAAAAGAACTGTTTATTTTGATGTTGGCGTTTATAGATTATTGATTAATATTGATCGTTTTTTTATAAGTCATTACAAATGTGAATTTAAAGATAGAAGCGTTATTGGAGATAAAGTTAGAGGAAATTTTAATATTAAGTATCTTCACCAGCTACAAAACCTATACTTCTACTTAACAGGTAAAGAGCTTGCAATAAATTTATAATTCTATTGTTGTTTTAGGCGTGATTCTATTTGGTTTCACGCTTTTTTATTCTATTTCTTCACAATCTCTTCTTGGTGAATTCTATACCCTTCAATAATTTCCCTTCCACCTACTTACTTCCTACTTTTATACCGTATTCACGACAATGGTTCTATTGTCGTGAATAGGAAGCTCAAATATTTACTAATCATCTGTATTGGTGGTATTTTTACTTCTGCAAATTGAAGCTCAAATTTTAATTCATACAGTATGACAATTTTAGAACAAATCTTAGCGGGCCTCCAAACCAAGTTTACTGGGGTGGATGCTGCTATTCTCACCCGAATTGCCACTAAAAAGGCAGAGGGTGTAACGGACGAGACAAAGGTAAACTCTATTGTTGAGGGTATCAGCTTTTCGGACGTGTTAAATTCTTATGGTGATTTCCGTGCAGGGGATGCTACCCGTACTTCTGTCCAGAACTACGAGAAGAAGCATAACCTTAAAGATGGTAAGCCAATAGAGAATCCCAATCCTAACCCAAATCCGAAGCCGGAAGACAAGAAAGATGATGTACCTGCATGGGCACAAGCTTTGATTGATTCAAATAAGAATCTTTCGACTGAACTTTCCGCTTTAAAGCAAGAAAAATTACAGGCTACCCGACAGGAGCAGATTATGGCAAAGGCAAAGGAGTATGGTATTCCCGAAACATTCGCAAAGCGTTATGCGATTCCCGATGATGCGGACTTAGATACTTTTTTCAAGGACGCAAAGCAGGAACTCGCTAATATAGGCTTTAGCGGTGTGAACCCTCCCGAATCAGCGGAGACGAAGATTGAGAAAGAAAACGAATCTATTGCTGGTATGATTTCGGAAGGTACAAAAACGATTGTTGAATCTAAAAAGTAAATTAAATGGCAGCAGGTACACATTATGACTTGAAACCGGATTATAAACCGGAAGAGTTTTACCGTGTTGAGACAGGTGTGAGAAAGAGCGGTCCTTGGAAGTTGGACATAGCCAATTTGGTTGTTGGTTCTTTCTTACCCGTATTCACCCCGGTTCAGGCTGATTCGGTAAAACGTACATTGATTCCGGTTCGCAACGTGAAGGTTGTAGAAGCCTACACGACCGGAGCTGATGCTTTATCAATCAAAATTGCAAAGGAATCGCTGGCTTATGTCGGCATGTTTATTGGAAGTGGTAAAAAAGGAGCGAAAGTAGTCGCTATCGACAAGACTAACAAGGGCTATGATGTCCTGACTATTGAAGCGGCTTTCGGTGAAAATATCGCTAAGGATGCAGTTTTATTTGAAGCGACTGCAGTAGCAGGCACAGTGAAGAAGAATACAGCGAACTTCGTTCTTTATGATGCGAAGAAAGTTGAGAACGATGGAGCGGTTCTTTGTACTCTCCTGATGCAAGCCTATGAGGTAAAGGAAAGAAAGTTAGTTCTTCCGATCCATGAATTGGATAAGGTGGGATTGACAAGCCGTTTCCAGTTTGAGTATTAATCATTAAAAGTTTAGATATGAATTTGACCATACAAACTTTATTCACAGACCCCGCAATCGTTAAGGCGATTATCGACCGTGTGCTTCAGATGAGATTGGACACAATCTATTGGAAGCAATACGGAGATTTCTTGGAAACTAAAACCCGTGTTTTTAAGACTTATCTTGGAACAGTAACGGGTGTTGTTGCTGGTTCTATTATTGGCAAGAACGATCAGAAACCGTTAAGGGAAAGGCGTTCACTCGGAAGCGGTTATACTGAAATCGCTTACTTGGGCGACCGTTATCAAATGGATATCGAACGTTTGTCGCAGTTGCAGGATATCATTGATAAGTTCAATGCTGCCAATACTGCAGAACAAAGTACAATCTTGCAGGAGATTATCGACTTTATTGTTGATGATTATCGTCAGATTTTACTTGCTCCACACAAGCGTATGGATATCGTTGTTCCTGGATTATTGATGACTGGTAAAGCACAGGTTCACTTGGCTGACAACAAAGAAAATATCGAGTTGCTTGATATCGAGTTGCCGTTCCACTTCCTTACTCCAGAAGCTGCAGTAAAGGATAAGTTTATCTCTTACTTACAGCAGGAGATTCAAAAACTGAAAGCTAAATACGGTGTGTTCTCCAAGATGATTATGTCTCGTGGCACATTCATGAAGAACATTGTAGGTGCTTCCGATTTCGGGGATAAATTCAAGATGATTCTTGGCGAGCGTGAATTCATGGTTAACGCTGGATTGGTGACTGACCAAATGGCATCCAGCGTATTTACTGGAATCGGGCTTCCTGCTATCGAGATCAAGGAGGACTACGTAGAGAATCAGGCGGGCGAGAACGTGCAGATTTATGCTGATAACCGTATTACCCTGTTGCAGACAGATAAGGTGATGAAGATGCGTCACCATAAGCCGTATGTTATGACCGATCCGGTTCCGGGACGTTCTTATAATACCGCTGAAGGTCAAATGTCGGTATGCAACTATCGTGACGAAGAAGGTCGATACATGGAGTACACTGCTGAGTGGATTCCTGAGTTTACTTCTCCGAATAAGATTGTGAATTTCGATTTATCAACCATGAACGCTATCCCGGAGGGATAAGGAGGATTCTATGAAGATTAAAGTGATTGATATTTTCTGCGACAAGTTTACTGGCGAAGTGTATAATCCGGGTACAATCCTCGATTTTGAAGACGAAGCCCGTGTGAAAGATCTTTCGGATCGCAAACTTGCCGAAGTTATTGAAGAGAAGAAAGCCTCTAAGGGGATTGTTCTCTTCGAGCAGGAGTTTGAAAAGAAAGACGTTGTAGAAGCATTGAAGTCTATCGGTGTTTCTGTAACTGCAAATATGAGAGAGGGAACACTTCTTTCTAAAGCAGGCGAACTGGATGAAGAAAAGACTTCTGCTTTGAAAGAAGCATTAGGTATCGAATAAAAGGGATAGGGTAGTATCTTTACCCTTCCATTGTTTAATTTTATAAATCAGTAAAGAGATGAAGAATTTTATTTTTGCCATGTGTGGCTTTTTGATGATGTCCTTAGTTTCGTTGGGCGTACAGGCATCAAGTTTTAGCGAACCTATTTTGCCAAAATCAGATGTCGTAATGGTTGATGTTGGTCTGCCGATGATTCAGAACGAGGTCGTTAAAATCGTTCCTATGGATTACTTGGTGTTAACAGCACCGCAACCTGTATTTGTTATTGCTGAAAGTCCGGCTATTCAAAGCAAGCTGGTTACTGTTCCTAAATGTCCGTTCCGATACGTATATAAATCGAAGCATTGTACGCATTATAGTTACACTGCATATAGTAGATTGATTACACCATACTAAGATGACGGTAAACGGCTACATACAACAGAAGTTTCAGACATTCGGCATTCAGGTGTCGGAGGCTGACCTTTTGGATATGTGTCTTAAATCGAAGATAAGCGGAGAGGATGAGATGAATGAGCATTGCTACGTCCGTGTCTCTGTAGCGATTGCGAAGTTCATCCCCTCTCTTTTGCTTCGGCCCGTTTCAATGGGAGAGGGGGGAGTTTCAGTCTCTTGGAATTTTGACGGAATCAAATCCTATTATTTCTTTCTGTGCAAACAATATGGATTGAAGGATGAATTGTCTAACAAACCTAAATGTACATTCCTATGATACCTAATTTCAGACCTCACATATTGCAATACCAGGTAATCATCGAAGGCTACGAAGACTATCTAGGCGATTATCATCCCAGCACATCTTTCTTTGAAGGTAGTATTCCCTGCCGGTATGAACTTAACAATAAAGCTAATCAGATGACTTTTGAAGATGGTACGGTATATGTGTATCAATATGTGGTTTATCTGAATCAGAATTGTAGAGAGTTCAAGATAGGTGATGTTATCCGGCTATTAAACAATGGGTGCGTAATAGCTGAAAAACAGGTTCAAGGTTTTCACAGAGGACAATTAAATGCAAAACTATGGCTATAAGAATGACTACATCATTGTCGGAGATTAATGCTATGTTTGATACAGGAACTAAACAGATCGATTCGGTTACTATTCAGGCTTTGGCGAATCTAGGTAATGAGTGCGTGACAGAGGCTAGAGATAGATCACAAGAAGAAAGCTGGTTTAATCAAACTGGAAATCTTCGAAGCTCTGTTGGTTATGTCGTTGTTGCTCATGGAGAGATTGTGAAGACGTCCGGCTTTGAAACTGTCTTAAGTGGTTCAGAAGGATCGAAAACAGGTAAGGAACTAGCTGTTAGACTTACTAAGAACTACTCAAGCGGATATGTGCTGATCGTCGTTGCTGGTATGCATTATGCCGAATATGTAGAAGCCAAAGATAGTAAGTCTGTTCTTGCTTCTGCAGAACTGTTGGCTCATGCTGATTTTTATCATATGATGGAGAAACTTAAAAGTCAGGTAGTAGGATGAAATCGGATATTGAAATAAAGGATGATGTTTACAAAATAATCAAAGGGTCTGAACTGGAGAAGGCTGTTACCGGGAAATTGAGCAAGACTCTAAGACCGCTTAACTCAGGCAAGGAAGATATTGTCATTTCTATGCTTGACAATGGCAAAGGACAGATTCAGGAAGCTTTTGTAAATGTGAATATCTATATTCCCGATAATCTACGTGATGGGCAAGCTGAGGAGAATTCAGTCCGTCTGCGTCAACTCTGCAAACTGGCCGCTGAACTTTTAGAAGTGCAACGTGGAGAAGATTACCGTTTCACGCTGGATAAACAAAGGGTAATGGAAGTGAACGGTAAGAACGAGCACTTCATCAATAACAAGTTATTGTATAAACAAGTAAACGAATAAGTATTATGGCACAATTATCATGGGGAAAACCAAAAATTGAATTTGGAAAGCTGGGTGCTGATGGAGCTGCACCTACTAAATGGGATAAGTTAGAATACGATCCGGTAGAAAACTCTACTAAACTAACGACAAGCAAAGGAGAGAAGAAGGAAGCTAAGGTTGAAGGCGGGGAAAATGAAGCGGTGAAGTATTCCAGAAATACATACGCTTTTGAGTTCGAGATCCGTGCGGCCAAAGGCAGAAGTAAACCTATCGAAGATGAGGATGGGGTAGTCAAGGAAGAATATGCTGTCCGGCTTACTCCTGAAGATTCGTCTGTCGAAGGGATTCTAATTGATCGGGCAACAGTTTCAGTAGAAGATACTTTCGATACGTCAGAAGGAAAGAAATGGAAATATACTTTTGACGCATTGAAACCTGCTACCGGCAATCAGGTTAAACCCTATACCGCAAGTGCTCCTGCACCTGAAGGTTAATAAAAGATTGTTTTCAGAAAAGAGTGCTTTAGCCGGCACTCTTTAATTATTTAGCACTATGGAAGATAGAGAATTGCTTGAAATGAACATTGCTGATACCATTATTGAGAGACCTGTCGGTTTCAATATTGGTAGTCAGCAATTTTATTTATATCCTCCTACGTTGGGGATAACTTATCACCTGGCAAGATTGTTCAAGAGCCTGGAGGCTGATGCCAGACTGATATCTGCTAATCCATATTTGGAAGCCATTCGGTTATGTACCGAAAAGAAGGAGATTGTTTGCCGAATACTGTCTAACTATACGTTCAACCGGAAGGAAGATGTCTTTGATGGCATTAAGGTGGAAGTACGAGCGAAGGAATTCTCTGAGTTAGCAGCAGAAGAACTCGCTACCATATTTACAATCGTTCTGTCCGGAGATAATACAGAAGAGTTTATCAAGTACTTCGGAATAGACAAAGAACGCTTAGAACGTAGCAGGATAGCCGCAGTAAAGAAAGATAATAGCAGCGTTACCTTTGGAGGCAATAGTACCTATGGGACATTGATAGACTTTGCTTGTCAGCGTTATGGATGGACGATGGATTATGTCATGTGGGGAATCAGCTATGCTAATCTAAAGATGCTCATGGCTGATGCTATTACTACTATTTATTTGAGTGAGGAGGAACGGAAATTGCTTGGAAGAGGTGTAGGGGAGGTGATAAATGCAGATGATCCGAGGAATAGGGAGTTGATTCGGAGAATGATTGGTGAATAAGACTAACTTTTAATTTTCATATATTGTTAATGATATTGAATTTAATATCATTTTGTGTTGCAATTTGTTTGATATTAAATTTAATATCATTATCTTTGTGTTGTTAATCAAGCGAATAAGATATGAAGTATAATGAACTGGAACGACTACTTGCTGAAGGTGGGTGCGTAAAGACAAAAAAACAAAGAGCCGGACATCCCTTATGGTATAGTCCAATTACAGGCAAGTTCTTTACTACAAGCAATCATGGCAAGCAAGAAGTAGCAAGTGGAACATTAAAATCAATTAAACGGGATTCAGGGGTTAATTTTTAATCCTATCCATCTAAATACACACGATTATGAAAGTTAGAGTTTTTATAGAACGCAGCAACGACGGGTATAGCGCATATATGCCCGATGATAACAATTTGCCTTTCGGTCTTACGGGTGACGGAAAGACAGCTCAAGAAGCTATGCAGGATTTCTTGCTAGCTCGTGATGAAATGAAAGAGTTCTTCATTGAGGAAGGAAAGGAATTTCCTGAGGTGGAGTTTGATTTCAGCTATGATGTGGCTTCTTTCCTTGCGTATTATAGTGATAAGTTATCTCTCGCAGGACTTGAACGTATAACAGGAGTGGCACAAGGGCAATTAAGCCACTACGTGACAGGACGAAGACAACCTAGTAAAAAGACTGTTGAAAAGATACAGAAAGCTCTACAAAATTTCGGCAATGAATTAAGTCATGTGAACTTTGCTTGATTAACAACTTTGCACTATTCATTTGACAGCCCCGGATCTCAATTGGTTCGGGGTTTTATGTTTGAATATGGGGATGATTAGAGAGTAAAGAAAAAGCCGGAGGAATCCGGCTTTAATAATTGATTGAAATAGCAACAATCTTCTCAGGAATCTTTATTAACAGTCATTTATTTGTTGATGATGATAGTTGCTGGTTGATTTCTTTTATTTGTTGAATAAAAGAATTACTTTTGCATAAAAATGAGACATAATGTATCTAAAGAAAGCAACTACTATTGATGAGCAAATAGCCATCTTAAGAAAAAGAGGGATGATTATCTCTGATAAAGAAAAAGCGAAAGAAACTCTACTCGATATAGGGTATTTTCGTTTAGGGTTCTATTGCTTTCCTTTTGAACAGGATTATCCTAATAAGAACAACCGGACTCATGTTTACACTGTAAATACGAAGTTTGAAGATGTTGTTAGACTTTATTATTTCGATTGCGATCTAAGGAATGTATTAATGAAATATATCAATAGGATTGAAATTAATTTTAGAACCTATCTTACATATTTTGTATCAAATAAGTATAATGAATCTCCTACATGGTTTGTTGACCCGACGGTTGTGAATAGCCAATATGCAAATAGCTTTGAAGAACACGTATATGATGATACGTTCCAAGCGAATCCAATTATAAAACGTCACCACAAGCACCATATTAATGATAAGTATGCACCGGCATGGAAAACAATTGAATTTATGACTTTCGGAAGTATATTGAAATTATTTAAGAATATTAAGTCGGAAATAACGAAGAGTGAAATAGCCAAACATTATGGGATAAAGTCTGTTAATACATTCCTCAATTACATGGAGATGATAAAGGTTATTAGAAATACTTGTGCACATGGCGGAGTTCTGTTTGACATATCACTTCCACTATCCATAGCAAATGGACCGGTAGGTAAACTAGTAGGTCCCCAAAAGAACAATTTGCAGGGAGCATTGTTAGTAATTGCATATATCTTAAAGCAAATCTCGAATAATAGAGCTAATGATATGGAAACTCAAATAAATCGGTTATTGGTAGGAGTTGAGTCTCATAGTGCTGTTAAAGGGATAATAGAAAAGAGTTCAGGCTTTAATTTTTCATAAACAAAAAGCAATTTATCCTCTATTTCTTTGCACAGTATTATAAATATTGTACTTTTGCATCATCAAAGTGCCCTTGTTGGCAATGTCCCAACATACTGCACTCTAAAAAAGAAAAATAAAGTCCATCCCAAGCCGGGTGGACTTTTGTTATAATAACTATAGAACTCGTCTTTGTTTGAGTGCTCCATATTTGTTTGGAGACTGTATGGGGCGTTTGGTGTTGTTTAAACGGATTCTTTTATTTTTTTACCATTTCTTAAATCATCAAAAATATTAGGCTGTTGTGAAAGGTGGTTATATTGTTCCATAATATTTGCTATATTTTCAGAAAAGTTTTTCTTGTAAATCTCTAAATCCATTTTGTAATTATACTTATCTCCCATTTGATAAAGCGAGAAGACTGCAGGATAAAAAAATAGATTAGTTTTATTATGACTCATATTTTCGGCTGAATAATATAAATGAGGAGTATTCCTTATTATATATTTGTCATCGAAGTATTCACATATATCCTTGAACCAAATATATTTTTCTTTTATTCTTGGATCTTCATTTTTTTCTATGTTTTTTAAGGTTAACTCATAGACATCTGTTATGTCAGGATTTAAAAAGAATGGATTTATAAACCACAAATTATTTTTGTCTTGAATAAAATAATGAGCAAGTGTATGGTAGTTAATATTATTATCTGATAAAATTGTATTTAGTGCAATTTCATCAATTACTATTCTTGGAAAAATAGCTTTTTGACTTTCAATTACTGCGGCTTGCACTAATCCTTCACTCACTATAAAATAGTTTGTAGGAGATATGTCAGAAAAATGTTTCCCATATCCTATACCTCCTCTAAAAAAGTATCCAAAAGAATTTAGCCACGATGTTATATTAGAAAGCCTAAAAAGAAGATCCTTAAAATCCTGCCCATATATGATAACTGAATCCGAGAATATTGCAAATTCAATGTCTGATTGTTTTGCACTCAGAATAGGGTCTCCTTTTCTCATTTCGAGTAAACAATTATCTATTGTCTTGAGATGGTTCATAAATCTACAATAGAATTGTTTTGCTTCTTCAAAATTTGAAGCAATTTTGTTTTTAAATCCGAGAATATCTATAAAGGCGCAGAATTTATAATCTTCCATACTCTTATTCCTCTATTTTAAATTTAGTACTTTAATTAATTAACTCAGCTTCTAATAGATAGCTGTTAGGCTTTAGTTTCATTTGATAATATTTTATATTTCGACCTTTCAAGGTTTTTTTTATAAGTTCTTTGTCGGATTCCGACATTCGAAGTCCGAAATAAATGCCAGTGACAGATTCGGGTGATATTTCAAATAAACCAGAGGAATATAAAGTTATTCTAATTTCTTCTTCACGTTCCCATGCCATTGATTTAGTAGCAATTAAACATTTTACAAATTGTTCATCATTTTCTAAATAATTAGCTATACTTTTTATTGAAAATTCTGGAATCTCATTTTTATATTGAACACTGAAAATACCGTGCAATTGTTCCTTTGGTAAAGACTTTTCCAGTTCTTCAAGATTATATTCAATACAAAAGCCTCTATGTCCATTAGTGTAATATGCCCATAGTAATTCATTAAAGACTGTTTTGCTTAAAGAGAATATTCCCAATTCAGTTCTAGCTTGTGCTATTATCTTTGCATAATTATCTTTTGCTATATTTATAGGAAGTCCACTTTTCTCAATGAGGTTAAAAACTTCATACATCTTACTGTCATTGACTATGGTCTCAGCTGGGTCGTTAAGATTTTGTGCGGTTGGTGCATATATTTGATTATTGACAAGAGTCAACAAATCTCTATATATATCAGCTCTGTATTTATATAATTTCATAGTGTTAGTGTTTTTATTGAATACCCTATACTCAGTTTTGCGATGGGATAGGGCGTTTGATGGTTATAAGGTTATGGGTAGCTCTTTTTGAGATATAGTAAAATAAGCATTTTGAAGAGTGTGAACATTATTATTACCCTCAATAGTGGTAGCTCCATCTCCAATAAGTAAATTAGGATCATGTGCTATACTAACACAAATTTTCTCATTGTTTTTTGAATAAAAATTATATTTGCTATCGAAAACAAATCCATTTTTCAATAATAATGTATCACTCAAAGGAATTGGGGTTATGTCGTTTCTTGAAACGGCTATAGATTCGCCTTTGAATATAACAAAAGCGGCATCCCCCGCCTTAAACACATGTTTTTTAATTTTTTTAGAAATACCTTTGTGTAATACCCAATTACCATCTTTTAATTTCGCAAATTCATTTTCCTCCATACTCTCATCCCTCCATCTTAAACTTCTTCCCACAGTTGGGGCAGGTGATAGTGTTCTGGTCTTCTTCTGGCTTTTCTTCATTTAACAAGTCCGAAACAGATACTCCTAATGTTTTTGCTATTTTCTCCAGCGTTTCAATGGTAGGATTTCCGTTGATGTTTCTTGTCAATGTATCACGTGTGATTCCCAGCTCATCAGCTACTTGTTGCATTGTAAGCCCTTTGGCTTTAATGACTTCTTTTACTCTTAATTCCATAAATATATAATTTTTATAATCGTGTATGCAAATGTAGCTTTTTATAAGATACACGATATTGAAGTATCGTTAATAAAATATAATACGGCAATATAATATCGTTTTCTATTTGCGAATACGATATTATGATGTATCTTTGCAATGTGATAAACGACATTATAATATCGAATTAAGTATAAACGCTAAAACATACAATTATGAAACGCTACAACTTATCTCAAATCATGAAAGACGCTCATAGATTATATAATAATGAGTATCAAAGAAAAGGTCGCTCATGGGGCGAATGTTTACAAGCTGTTTGGCGTTGGGCAAAAGACGCTATAAAGGTACGTGTAGAGAAAGAAGCTAAGTTACAGGCTATGATTGAGGCAAGCTGGGCGGCTCATAACGAGAGAAAGAACCAACCGGCACAACCGGATAGCTTAACTTGGGATGACTGCTACAATTCAAACAGCAAAGGCTATATGGGTTCTCAATACTGCGGTGATTAAAGGTAGAAAGTATAAACACATAAAATATAAATGAACATGAAAAAAGTAAATGCAAACAGCGTTTTAGGTGTAATGAACCTATTCAATAGTGAAGAGTATTACAAGTATGCAGTAGAAGTCTTATGGACACTTAGGTCGGTTGCAATGAAAGCGGTAGAACGCAATAGTCAGCGTGGTATCTCTTGGGATACAAAGCATCCGAAATTTTGGATAGCAGATATTACTAACGAGTTAATCGGTCGTGTGTTGATTTTCGATTACTCTTATATTACTACTCATGGTGTACCTTATTGGTATGGCAAGAATCCGAGAACAAACAAATCCAGCTTTCTAACCTACGATGAAGCAAGCCGTATCGCACGTATAGTTAATGATGAAAAATTAATTGGTGAATTATATCGTTTACGTGATTCTGTTAGCTGTTATGCGAATGATGTAACCAACCCTTCATATAATATCTATAAAGTTTCAAATGACTTAATTGAAGCCTTAACCGGGCATAATTTACTTTGTGCTTAATACACGATTATATTATTAACATGATTATGGACTTTAAAATCAGACCTCCATGAACTAAATAACCACAATTGGGCAATTGTGGTTTTCTAGACAAGTGAAAATTCTTTTCTTACACGATTATGATATAAGTTTGCAACGAATCTTTCACTACGGACAGATTGTGAAGTCTAAGCACGACACTTTTTAGGCTAAATAGTTGGTTGGTGGTAAATTCGCAGACATAAAAAGAAAGAAAAGGTTACGTGGCTGTTACCAAAAATAGAAAATATAAAGAAGCTCTATCCGAGTAATTGTCTAACAGCCACATTAAGACAATGAAAGGTAGGGCTTTTCTTTATTAGCGGAAGCTAGGAACCGCTAAACAATATGCCAAGCGTGGCAGGTTCAGCAGAAGCGAGTAATGGCGCAACGGGGTTCGATTCCCCATCTGCTACAAAGTCAGTCAAAGAAAAATCCCCAAAAGCGAAATTGACTGAGTCGCTGATGGGGATAATGTTAATTACTTAATGATGCAAAGATATGAAAAAAATAAATGAATTGATTCCTATTGAGGAAAATAACGGTAAAAAAGCCGTTAATGCACGTTATCTGCATGTTTTCTTAGAAAGTAAGCAAGAGTTTGCCAATTGGATTAAGAATCGAATTACTAAGTACGATTTAGTCGAAAATGTAGATTATGTCACGTTTGACAACTTTATCAAACGTGAAGGTACTAATCTAAAGTCGAAAACAACTGAGTATGCTCTTTCGGTTGATGCCGCCAAAGAGTTGTCAATGGTCGAAGGCAACGAGAAAGGAAAACAGGCTAGACGTTACTTTATAGAATGCGAAAAGATCGTTACTTCTAAGACATCAAACAATACTTTGCCTGGCAACTATCTTGAAGCATTGAAATCTCTTGTAGAGTCAGAAGAACAAAAGCAGCAGTTGCAGATTCAAAATGAAATCCAGTCTCAGCATTTGAGGATTATAGCACCTAAAGCAGAGTATTACGATCGTACTCTCATGGCTAAGAATACAGTATCCACTACTGTTATTGCTAAGGAACTTGGAATGTCTGCTGTCGCTTTGAATAAGAAACTAAAAGAAATGGGTATTCAGTATAAAGTAGGTAGCACTTGGGTACTAACTGCCAAATATCAGGATATGGGATATACTGAAACATCCACTTATACTGAGACGATAGATGAAGAAACTCGTTCCTACATTAGTACGGTGTGGACTCAGAAAGGTAGAGAATTTATTCATAACCTTTTCCGTACCAATAAAGAAACTACATTGTTTAGTAGTGTGTCGGAATTAAAGAATACCCTTCAAGAAGAAGGTGATCTAAGAAAAAGAGTTGAAGCACTGGGAAAGCCTATTCTAAATGATATGAAGCAGATACCGATATTACTTGATAGATATAAGATGATGATAGCCAAAGATCGGCTTTCAGTATATGAAAGAAAGGTTTTTTTATTCGTGGTTGTTTCTCTTTATGATCCAAAGGCATTAGCTGGCAAGAAAATGAAGCATGGATTGAGGGAGATTATTGGCGCTTCGCTTGGTTTTGAGAATAAATCAACTATATCGGACAACTTGAGTAATATATCGAACTATTACGCACATACGCCTAAATTCAGGAAAGATACTAAGCAAGCATATATTTGTGTAGGTGGCTATCAGGCAAATTAATAAATGACAATCAGCGCACGTCATTAAGTTGGCGTGCGCATCACTTTATTTTAGGCGCATTGGGGAAAATTGTGTCTGAAATCAAAGAAAAGCAAGAAAAATAGTTGAGTAGTTAAATATTGTTTCTACATTTGTGTATTGTTTAATGTTAAAAATACACGATGATGAGAAGACTAATATTTTTATCTTTTATTTTATCTTTTGTATTAATTGGTTGTACAGATGATGACAATAAGGAAATATCAAATATTGAAAAAGTTATTTTAAACATCTCTTATGACACAGATGGAGATAGCCCTTCGGGGGAAGCTTGTATTTATTTTATAGAAAATATTAATATAGAAGATATTGAACCAAATTTTATGTCAATGTCCCTAAAAGGTACAGAAGGTAAAATGGTTCATCCAATAAAGACTATTTATTTCGATAAAAATTCCCAAAATAAAGTTCAATTAGTAATTAATTGGAGTGAACTTCCCGATTTAGTACCATACGGCTTTCCAAAAGAAGGGAAATACGTTATTGCTATTAAGCTTGATGCCGAACTAATGGCTGCAAAAAGAATTACATCTAAGATTTTTAATATTCAGAATGATTTGACAATAGACAAAGTTTTTAAAAGAGAAGGTGCTTTTGGAAAATACAAGTATGAAGAATGGTAGATAGATATAAATCAAGCAGATAGATTGCTCTCCAGTAATTCTTTCCCAATACAAGACCGATTTTGTTTTCAAATTAAACTTATCAATATCCATTTTTCTACCAAAATTTACATAATAAAAGCCGGAGCATTAAACTCCGGCTTTATTGTTCATATTTGATGTTGAAGCAAATGTTTCTGAGTGTGAGGCCCCCCTTTATTTGTTATGACATGATTTCATTTATTTTATCAAAAGAATCAAAACGGGAGAAATCAATAATATACTTATAGCCTAACTTAGCTAATTCTTTTTCGTATGATTGACATTTTTCTTTATATTTTATCTCATAAGTGTCTTTTGCTGGTTCTGAATTCATTCCCGCATTTTTAGTTTCTTTATGTAATCTTGCAACATCATTTACATAGCATTTGTTATAAATTTCAAACGCCTTATCAGGATGTCCAAATATAATTTCTTTTTGTGCAGCTTCAAATGAAGTATCTGCATTATTAATTAGGTTGCTTTTTATTCTTTTTACATTGTCTGTCATTACCCATATTTTGAAAAAGAGGATAATTTGGAGAATACCAAAGATGATTATTATCCATCCAATAAGATTTTGCATGTCTTCCATGATTGTTATTTTTTAGTTAAACATTTCGCAAAACTACAAAGAAATCCCATTCATTCAAACTTTCTTACGACAATCTTTGCTTTGTCGTGTAACTGCTGCTGTAGAAATAGAAAAATCAACTCTTTAAACTTCCTCTTATCAAATATTTCACAATTATCCCAATGTGAAGTATTGAGAGTGAAATTGATAGATAAATAGCTGTTTAGTATCTATTTTTGAGGAAATATCCAACATTAAGGCTATTGTTGGATATTGAATAAGCGATTTTAGTAGAGATAGTGGGAGAGTGGTTAATTTTGAACATTAATTAAAATAAAAATATATGGCAGGGTTGAATTTTGATATTACGGCAAATAATTCTGATTTCCTTAAAAAAACAGAAGAAATAAAGAAGGGAATTAGAGAAGCTGCAAGAATTATAGAAGAAGAAGGCAAACGTTTGGAAGGATTCGATTCAGAAGTATTGAAGATGTGTACTAATCTCAATAAATATTTTGATAGCTTATTAGATAAAATAGAAGTGATGGCTTCTATGCTCCAGACTGGAAAAGTAGAGTTAAGTTCCCCTTCTGTAAAATCAGATGGCGTTTCTGTACAGCAATTAGATGAATTGCGCTCCAAGAATGCAGAATTGACGGCAGAATTAGAAAAACAAAGAGAGGAGATTCGGACACAGCAAGAAGAATGGAATAAACTTGCTACAGCCATCAAATCAAATAATGTAACTGCTATCGAGCAATATAAGCAGGCTACAAACTCTTCTTCTGATTCTGTGAAAAAAGCAAAGGTGGAGTTAAAAGACTTGACTAAGGATTTGAATGAGAATATTAAATACTATGATAAACTAGCGTCACAAATTGCATCCTATAAGTCCATTCTGGATAGGTTGTACACAGCTAAAGATAAAGGACTCACTCGTGTTCAAATAGGTGATGGAGCCACTGCATTGATATCAAGTGAATTAGAACGATTTAAACCACAACTTGATGATGTAATTCAAAAAAGTAAAGAAATAGCCTCTCAGATATCAGAACAAAGAAGGAGACAAACCGAGCTTAATACAGTTATTGAACAGGGAAACGAAAAACACTTAAGAACGCGTACTCTTATCATGGATGCCCGTGAACAGCTAATTCAGATGCGTGCTTCTGGAATGCAAAATACGATACAATATCAACAGGCAGGGGAGGAGCTAGGCAAAATGCGTTTGCAAATGAAGCTTGTAAATGCTGAAATGGAGTTTCTTGCTAATCCTAACAAAGGTCTTGCTACACTAAAAGCCGGTTTGTCAGGTGCTGCTACATCTGCAAGTTTGGTTGTCGGTGTTATGGGCTTGTTTAATGATAAGAGTGAAAAGATGGCTGAATTGCAGACTAAGATTCAATCATTGATGGGGATAGTTGTCGGGTTGGAAGGCACTTATGGAATGCTCAAGAAATCCAATACCGTGATGCTCGCAATCGAGAATGTCCGTCGTAAAGCTATTATTGCATCTATGGCGTTAGAGAATAAAGCTAAGGCTACTAATATTGCGTTAACGCGGAGCGAAGTTACTGCTCAAAAAGCGTTTAATCTTGTGGCGAAAGCAAATCCTTACGTGTTGCTGTTTACTGCAATAGCAACTGTTGTTGGAGGAGTATGGCTACTTATTGATGCAAACAAGAGAGCTCGTAAAGAATTGGAAGAATTTAATAAATCTGTTGCTGAAACGGCCGTTACTCCGATTGCTAAAGTAGAGGAACTCTCTATTAAATGGAATAGGCTTGGAGATAACTTGGTGGCTAAAAAGAAGTTTATTGAAGACAACAAAAAGGCATTTAATGAGCTAGGATTGTCTATTCTTGATGTAGTAGATGCAGAAAACCTCCTGAATAATAAAGGTGCATTTATTAGTGCGATGATCGAAAGGGCTAAAGCTGCACAATATATAAAACAACAAGAAGAAAATATAAGGGCATTAGTTGAAGCCGAACGTAATATCGAAGCAACAAAAAAACTAAAGTTTGAAGATTTTTCTAGTGGAGGTATTTATATATCAGCAGAAGAACGAAAGAATTCTGCTATTACTGCTGCTCAATATAAATATGATGAGATTGCAAAAAAAATAAAAGAAGGTTACGCACTAGCTGCTAAATCGGAAGAAGAGGGATCTAAAATATTAGATAATGCGAGAATAAAAAGCACTGAAAATGCCGAAAATCTAGTTGATGATTATACCTATAAAATGATGACTGGATTAGATCGAGGGAAGAATAATTTCGATTCCTTTGCTAAAAATATATCAAAAGGATATGAGTCTTTATTGGATAAAATGAAAGACAATACTACTACTTTCTCTCAAAAGATAAGTGCATTATTTAGCTCTTTTTTTAGTCCAGATAAGATAATAGAAGAAGGACGATTAACCATTGGAGAGCGAATTACTCAATTAAAGTCTGACTATGTTAATGCACAGAATCAGTTAAAAGTATTAAGGAAATACAATTCTAAGGCAACACAGGAAGAGATCAATGACGCAGAAACAGAGGTAAACAAAATAGCTGGTATATATAAAAAAATAACAGGTAAAGAAATTAATAATCCGAAGGAGTATAACTCTATTGTAGATCAGCAAAAGAAAATTTCCGAACTTTTGGATAAGCAAAAACTTGAAAGGAAACGTAGAGATGAAGATTTGGAGAATCAGAATATTCAGTCTTATATTGATACCATAGCAGAGGGAGCAGATAAGATACGTAGACAAAGAGATCTAGACAACAAGAAGGAAATACAGGATCTGGAACGTCAGAGGGAAGATTACATCCAAACGGAGATTGAACTTCAGAGAAAGGCTTTTGACGAGCAGGAGAATCTGCGGGCGAAGCAGCGAGAGGGGTATAGGAAGCAAACGTTTGATCCATTTACTGTGGAAGTAGATACATCAGTTTACGATTCTGTCATTGGAAATACACAAAAAAGACAGGCTGCTGATTGGTATAAGCCACTATTGAAACAGTATCAATCATACAAGGATCAGAGATTGGCCATCGAAAAAGAGTTTAATGATGATATTGCATCCTTACGGAAATCACGTGAACAAACAGAGAAAGCAGGAAATACCAATGAGGTATCTAAAATAGACCGTTCAATAGCTGAAGCCATATCGAATAAAGGGAAAGCATTAATTCAATACGATTTTGATGTGCTGAAACAGTCTCCAGAATATATTCGTGCTTTTGAAGATTTAAAGAATACTTCTTCTGAAACACTTAATTCCCTGCTGGAACAGCTGGAAAGAGCTAAAAGTATTGCAGCAACAGTTTTAAATCCAAAAGATTTACGGGAATACACGATCACTATTCAAGAAATAATAGATGAACTAGATAGTCGTAATCCCTTTCAGGCATTAGTTGATAAACAGAAAGAACTAGTAAAAGCAGAGAGAGAATTAGCAGAAGCTAAAAGAAATCTAGATGTTGTAAATGCTGGTGGGCAAGTTGTATATGGATCAAAACTTAATAATAAAACCGGGAAAATAGATGTTACTTATCTTTCTGCTACCCAGGCTTTAAACAAATATAATGCAGCAAAAGACAAGTCACAGAAAGCCACAAGCAATTTTGTAAAAGCAGAAAAAACGGCAATAGACAAAGTTGATGAAATGGCTTCAGTTTTAAAAGATATTGGCGGAGCAATAGGAGGGACTTCAGGTGATATAATCTCATTTATGGGAGATGTTACTACATTTGTGATAGGGTCAATAGATGGAATGTCTAAAGTTGCACAAACGGGAGCAAATGCTATTTCAGCAGTAGAAAAAGCTTCAGTTATATTAGGAATTATATCTGCCGGTATTCAGCTTATGCAGCAGCTTAACTCAATCCTTCCTACAGCGGATAACCAGTATGATAAATATGCTGAAAAAGTAGCAGAGATTAATGAATTAACTGATGCAGTTAACGAATATCGTGTAGCTGCACTTGAAGCACAGCAGGCAGAAGCTAATTGGTTCTCTGAAGATAATCTGAAGAACCTTCGTGATTACAAGAACTTACATGATGAAGTAGCGGAAGCGTATAAAAATAAAGCAGAAGAATCACAGGCTACTTATCAGAATAAAAGCGGTGGTGGATGGTTTACTAATTCATGGAATTGGTTTTTGGACAATACATACGGGAAAATTTGGGGTGTTGATTTTGCCCGAAAGTACAAGGAAGGGCAAACGGCGGCAGTAGACAACTTGCGCATAGAGACCAGATCACGTAAAAAAGGCTTCCTTGGTAGTGGTATTGGTGGGCGTTCTCAAGAGACAGAGGATTTGGTTTCGTGGGCAAGGAGTAATGGATTCGGTGAATTATTCGATAATGAAGGGTTAATCAATAAAGAAGCTGCTAATGCTATATTAAATCAATATGGTGATAAATTAGTAGGACAGACTAAGGAAACATTAGAGTCGCTAGTTGAACTTCGTGAAAAGTATGATGAATATTTAGAGCAGCTTCATGAATATGTAAGCTCTTTATATGAGCCATTAGTCGATAATTTCGTGGATAGCATTTGGGATTGGCTGGATAGTGGGAAAGATGCTTTAGCTAGTTTTAAAGAATACGCTTCTGATACATTCCGGGATATTGCAAATGATATGCTGAAAAGCATTGTTTTATCTAAGATATTCGGAGAGGGTGAAAATAGTTATCAAAGTAAGATAAATAAAGCGTATGATGATTATGCTAAAGGATTAATTGATGAAGTCGAACTAAACAGACAAGTATCAAAGCTTACGGCTGATCTAATGAAAAACGCAGAAGAACAACTTCCAGCTATACAAGGAATGGCAGAGAATATATCAAATACAATAAAGGATACAGCGGGGATTGATATTACTCAATCTGAATCTGCGTCTCAATCCTCTTCCCAAAAAGGATTTGCTGCCATGTCACAAGATACAGGCGAAGAACTTAACGGTCGTTTTACCGCTTTACAGATATCCAATGAGGAGATAAAGAACTCTATGTTATCCATGTTGGTGTCAATGAACCTTATTTCAGTGACAGTCGGGAATAATAGCATAACCCTGACGGAGATAAGGAATCTTGCTATTTCTTCTAACAGTTATTTGGAAGATATAGCAGGATATCAGAAGAGAATCGTAAATGAATTTGGTAATAAGTTGGATAGTATAAATAGCGGAATTAAACAATTTAATAGTAAATAATAAATAGAAGTGATAGTATTCCAATGAAAGAAGAATTATTCATAAATGGCAAGGATGCTTACGCAGAGTGGGGGATAAGTATGGATAATACCTCATTATCTGCATTAATGACTCCTGCCCCTAGTAAAGCATTCATAGAGAATGAGAGCCGATTAGAGCATGGGAAAAGGGTAGTTATTGCCAATCCAAGGGTAGATGTGAGAAATCTAACCCTTCAGATCAATCTAACGGCTTCCAGTGAGGAACAATTTTTTGCTCGTTATAGCAGTTTCTGCGAGGAACTGGCTACTGGAGTTCTTGAAATAAAGACCAAGTATCAACCTGCTGTTGTATATAAAACGATCTATCAATCATGCAGTCAATTCAGCCAGTTCATGAGAGGAATAGGCAAATTTAGCTTAAAACTCAATGAGCCCAATCCTGCTTTAAGAACCTAATTCTTCACAATACCTCGCTAGTGAAATATAGAAGCCTCAATATTTTGGGCTTCTTTTTCATATCTCCGAACTTTGGTGTCATGGACAAAGTGGATATCAAAGACATATTCGGAAACATACGCTATTCTACTCCAATTAATGAAGGTAGTAAGCGCAAATATCTCTTGATGAAGGAGGATTATATCACATTGAAGTTTTCATTGGATGATCCTGTACACTTCAAGTTAGGAGATGGTATAGATAACGAGTTAGGCGTCTTTGAACTTGTGGACTTGTATAAGCCTGCTTATAACACATCAACAGGTGGCTATGACTACGAAATCCGTCTTGATGCTTACTATTGGAAGTGGAAAAACAAGAAATTTTTCTATAGTCCTGATAGCGGTAGTCGTGAGGCTGGCTGGAATCTTACTGATACCTTAAAGGTTCACATGGATGTGTTTCTGAAGAACTTGGAAATCCTAGGTTATAAGTACCATGACAAAACGTTTAAATGCGAAATAGATAAGACAGTAGATACTTCTTCTAAATTGATCTCATACGAAAATATTAACATGATCGATGCACTCAATCAAATGGCTGAGAGTTTTGAATGTGAGTGGTGGGTAGAGGAAGAAGTGATTCATTTTGGTCGTTGTGAGGATGGCGATCCTGTTGACTTCGAACTAGGAATGAATGTCAGCAAGATGCATAGAAGTGATAGCCAAGATTCATACGCAACTCGTATTTATGCGTTTGGGTCAACACGGAACATACCGCCAACATACCGCAAGAAATTGATCTTTGACGTCAAGCAAGTAAGCGGACGTGATATAGCGGATACATCAAGAGTGCTTAAGAGTGAATACTTTCCATCCGATTCGATTTTGTGTGAAAGATTACAGGGAAAGGCACATATTGATGGAAGCGTTGTCAATGAAAATAGAGAATATAAGTGTACTATAATCAACGCTCTGAGTGGTGGTACTTATTCCGTGTTAACAGCTCCTGTTCAGTTTATGATTAGTGGAATAACTGGTACCGGGTCAACGGAATATTATCCTCCAGTAGGAACATATTATTACCAGCTGGATTTATATTACACAAAAGATGGCAAAGCTCATACTGTGTATAGTGAAAACAAGGACCATTACCATTCAGATAAAAATATAAATGGATTCAGAGACACGTTCAATTTTCCTTCGAGTTTCAATATAGAAAAGGGAGCCGTTAATCTAGAAGCGAAATTAACAGTGAGAGCGCAAACAGGAGTATCTCCTCGCGGTGTTTCTGCCCAGATTCTTTCCTTTGATCTTATATTAGAGAATTTGGCTCAGTCTGTGAATACTACTATCGCGTTCGTTACCGGGGCAAATGCTGGAAAGTCATTTAATGCTGTGTACAATCCGGGATTTTTCACAGGCGAAGCAGCTAATGTGCTGCGTTTGCCGGAAGGTATTACCGCTTCTCTTGGCGACACCTACACAATTGATAACATTGTAAAAGGTAATGTCCCATCTATATATTTCTCAGATGACAAAGGTTCTCAGACTGCCGAAGGTATTGTAACTAAGCATTTGATGATGCCTGAAGGCGTACCATATATTGATGCCTATGAAGGTATGACAGAGGAGGAAGCTGTAGAGCAGATCGTTATTTTTGATGATATCTATCCTAAACGTGAAAAACTGACGGGTATGGTAACAACTCATACATATACTGATACTATAGATAATCCGGATGGAACAAAAACTTCGAAAGATTGGTTGGCATGGAGATTTAAAGACTCGGACCTGGGATTCCATTTCTCAAACGAATATCGGTTAGATGGAGAAGATTTACGTATAGTCTTTCAATCCGGTCCTTTAGCTGGCATGGACTTTGAAGTAACATTCAATCCTTACGATTCAGCCGGAGGTGATAAATATCAGCCTGAAAAATCAGAGGACGGAACCTGGAACAAGGATGCTCAGGTCTACGAGATAAAGCGTAATGATGATTATGGAAGAATGCTTCCTGATGACATTTTACATCCTACGGATCTAGGTGGTGACACGTATATTCTCTATGGCTATGATCCCCAATTCGTATCCGACAAGCTTATTCCTGACGCAGAGAAAGAAGTCGAGGAGCGGGCAAGAGAATATATTGAAGAACTTAAACAGGACCCTTCTACTTACAATACCACCATGATGTCGGATTATATCTATGGCATTAATCCTGGAACGGGTAAACAAGATCCCGACTTTGCCAAGAGTTTCACCGTTGGTCAGAAAGTGAACCTTATTAATAAGGCATACTTTGAAGAAGGTCGTATCTCTCGTATCATAGGGCTTGAATATAACCTTGATATCCCTTATGACTCTCCGATATACACTGTCGGAGAAACAGCTCCTTATTCTCGTATTGGCGAGCTTGAAAACAAGATCGACTCTCTTACATACCGGAAGGAAAAGAGCAAACAGCAAGTAATTAATAACGGGAGCTCTTCTTCGGGTGGAGGAAGCACTATCGCAAAGTTAATACAGACTATAAATGTAACATCCAGTAATGTAGGATATATAAAGACCGGGGATATGATTCCGGCTGGAACTACATTGGAAGAGATCTTTATTAATATGCTTTCTCAAAAGGCTTCAGCAAAATTAGAAGGGAAACTGTCGTCTTCTAATGATGTTGAATTTGGTACCCAGAAAGGCTATATCACTTATACAGCATATCGAAACGGTCAAGGCCCTATGGAACAAGCTTATTATGATAATAACCCTAACAACAAACTATTTTTTTCGGAAGAAGTCGGTGGCGTGCAGACTACAACGAGACAACTGCAAGGTAATTACACACAAGGAGAAACCTATTTTGCTACAGTCATATATGCTGCGAGTGAAGATGGGTCGTTGCCCAAGAAAGAATTGACTAGCAAGATCAGCGTTAACGTCAAACGTAAATGGTTCGCTGGTGTATGTTCTTCTATTCCTCAGTCATCTGCCGATGTGCGGGCATTAGGATCTAACGGTCTGTATAGTGGTCCTGGCACATATAAATTTCAAGCAGGATCATGGAAAATGTTCGCTGTCTGCATTCCTGCTGATACAATCAAGGAACTGACCTTGACTGCCTATTCGGGAAATTTCATGGAGAATGGCATGGAAGGTCCTATAGTAATTTCCGTAGAAGGAGCCAACGGCAGCGAGGCAATCAATTATAAAATGTGGTATGCGAAAGCAGTCATGGACAATGATCCGGACACATTCACTTTTAAAACAGTATAGTATGGAAGATAAAGTCGAAATAGTAGAGTATCTGTCAGATATAAAATCTGTAATGCCTCGTTCCAGTTTGGTAATTGCCGGAGCAAGCTTCTTCCTTCAGTATAAACGAACAAGGAGCTTGCCGATTGATTCGACGGCAGCATGGGACTCTTTGGAAAAAGCAACTCGGTATGCTCAGAATATTGATACTGTAGCATACGTACCCTATGAAGGGCAGATGATAACAGTAAAGGATAATGGTAAAATTAGTGCTTACATCCTTGTGCTTGATGAATCTCTCCCTCTTGCAGATAAACGTACGCACTGCAAGTTGGAACCTATCGCATCTCAAAGCTTTGGTGACGACCGGTACGTTCGTAAAGACATCAAAGATACTTTCAAGAAAGGCTTTACCTCTAAAGAGGGCTGCGACATCGAAGGCGGCTTGAATGTCGGTAAACTTACGAAGTTATCCGGAGGTGTCGTCGTGATGGCGGACACCGATTATGGAGTTACTGAATCAGAAAAAGAAAATCCCGAAAATAGTAATGTTATGGCAATAAGATTAACAGAAGTTCCTAAAAACAGTGGATTCGGTTCTACCTCACTAGGTGAGATGGATAACACAGATGAATCATTCGATCTGGTTCCGGACGGCAACTATATGATGCAAAAACGAGCAGGTGTATTCTATCCCGTGAAAGCAGCTGCAGGCGGCGGAGGAACAAAGCTCACGCTTGCCTTTGTCACTCCGTCAAATGCAACGGCCGTTCATGGTAAGGAGACACTGATCAAGTACACATACTCATCTACTTTGTCCGGCGAGGAAACCGGCGAAGGTATCGCAACATACACCTTAAACAATAAACAGGTAGCCTCTGAAACAATCAATCAAGGCGAAGTCAGTTTCAACATCGGCAAATATCTGGCATTAGGTGACAACATCCTCGTCGTACAAGTTACTGACAGTTACGGAGCTACCCGCAAGCTGACATTCAAGATCAACGCAGTAAGCATCTCAGTTACTTCTACATTCGATGATTCAAAGGCTTATGTCGGAGCGATCTCATTTGTCTATACCCCTGTCGGATCACTAACCAAGGTTATTCACTTTAAGATCGACGGCAAGGAAATCGGTACCGTTGAGACCGCTATCAGCAACCGTCAGCAGACATACAGTATTCCGCCTCAAGCGCATGGTGCACATATCTTAGAGGTATATGCAACCGCTACCATTGATGAAACAGACATCGAAAGCGAGCATCTGTTCTATGATATTATCTGTATTTCATCCGGAAGCAATACTCCCGTCATTGCATCCTCATTCAAGATGATGGAGATCGAACAATACGATACCCTGCTCATCCCGTTCATCGTTTATTCCCCTGCTTCATCCAACAGCGAGATTACATTGTCTGCCAATGGTCAGGTAGTATCAACGCAAACCGTAGACCGTACCAAACAGGCATGGAGCTACCGTGCGAACGATGCCGGTGCGCTGACTCTGACGATCACCTGTGGAAGTATCTCAAAGACCTTCAATGTCAATGTGACTGAATCTCCCATTGTCGTAGAACCGGAAACTCAGGATCTGGAACTCTATCTAACTTCGCAGAACCGAAGTAACTCCGATACCAACAAAGAAGAATGGAAGTTCAATGACATCACCGCCTCATTCTCCGGCTTCAACTGGAAGAACAACGGCTGGGTGAAAGACGATAACGGTTATTCCTGTCTCCGTGTCAGCGGTGGAGCGTCAGTCACTCTTCCGCTGCATCTCTTTGCCTCCGATTTCCGCGCGACAGGCAAAACAATTGAATTTGAGTTCATGGTTCATGACGTATACAACTACGACACCCCTGTCATCTCCTGCTGGTCCGGGGATCGTGGGATTCAGATCACTTCCCAGACAGCCTTGCTTAAGTCAGAGCAAAGCTCTATCGACACACGGTTCAAGGACGAGGAACGCATCAGATTAGCCTTCGTCGTTGAAAAAAGAGCGGATAACCGGCTGGTGGGCATCTACGTAAACGGCATCAAGTCCGGTTCCATGCAGTATCCGGATGCGGATAACTTCATGCAATCTGTTCCCGTGGATATCATCATAGGCTGCTCTGATGCCACTATAGACATCTACAATATTCGGTCATACAACAATAACTTGAACCGCTACCAGCTGCTTGACAACTACATCGCCGACATGGACGACGTAGAGAAGAAACGTGATCTGTACCTGCGCAATCAAATCTACGACGACTACGGCAGTGTATCCTTTCAGAAGGTAAACAAGATGATCGACTGCCTTGTATTCGAGGGTGACCTGCCGCAATACAAGGGAGACAAGAAAACTAATAAGGTCTATCTATTCTCTTCTGCTAATTCTTCGTCAGACTGGATCGCAGACGTCAAGAATAACGTTCAGGGTACGTCATCACAATACTATCCGCGCAAGAATCATAAATTTGAGTTCCTTGACGGGATCACCTACCCGGAAACCGGGATTAAAGAGGACTCCTATCAGGTGACAGACGATGTTCTGCCGGCAGCCGTCTTCTGTGTCAAAACGGACTTTGCGGAATCCTCTGGAACGCATAATACAGGTGTGGCAAATATGATCGATACCATGCTGAAGGAAATGAATATTCTGACTGATGCACAGAAGACTGATCCGAAGGTCCGTACTACAGTTGCCGGACGCCCATGTCTGTTGTTTCACAAGGAAACGTCAGACAGTGCGCCTGTATTCATCGGCAAGGTCAATCTGAATACGGATAAGGCGGCAGAAAACACCTTCGGCTTCAAAGCAGGAGACGAAAGCTGGGAGTTCCTGAACAATACTTCCGATCTGACCTTATTCAAAACCGGTGACATGACCGGATGGGAGGACAACATCGAGGCCCGTTACCCCGATGGCAACACTGATATCACGAATGTCCGGAAAGTATTTGAGTGGGTGAATAGCTGCAAAGGCAATATAGAGAAATTCAAATCGGAGTTTGATCAGTACTTTGACAAGGACCAGGTCGTTTTTTACGCACTCATCACCCTGGCTCTCGGCATGACAGACCAGCGTGCAAAAAACATGTTCCTGACTAAAATAGGCAACGGACGCTGGATGTTCATTTTCTACGATAACGACACGCTTATCCCTATTAACAATGAGGCTGTAATTGAATTTCTCTACAATGTGGAGATACAGGATACGATTGGTAATAAGAACGTCTGGAATGGTGCCGACTCGGAATTATGGAAACTCGTAGAGGAAGCGTTCGCCGACGACATTCGTGAAATGTACTACACGATGCGCCAGCGAGGCATCCTGTCGTATGACCGCATGATCGAATACCTATACAAACGGCAGGCGGAGAAATGGAGTGAAGCTATTTATAATGAAGACGGTTATTTCAAGTATGAGCAACCTTTGATTGAAGGTTACCTGGACTACTCACAGTCACATGAGAATCCGCAAATCGTCAAGACCGGAGCTTATCTTTATGCTCTTCAGGGAAGCCGTGAATTATACGGCAAATGGATATGGAAAAACCGCTTCCTGTATCTCGACAGCAAGTTCCTTGCCGGATCGGTCCTGGGTGACACTGCTGTGTTCCGTACCTATACTCCTGCGGTATGGACAGGAATTGTACCATGTGCCGACATCACACTGACCTCATTCAACGCTATGTACTTCAACGTTAAATGGGGATCGGTCACTAGATCACAGCGTGTCGGATTTAATGACAGCTTTAAAATGGTCGCTCCGGAAGGAATGACCTTCAACGACACTGAAACGATCATTTATGGCGCTTCATTGATTACCTCCCTGGGTGATCTGTCTGCTCTGTATCCCGGATCGGTTGACGTATCAAAGATGACACGGCTTAAAGAGCTGATTATCGGTTCAACTGTCGAAGGATATCAGAACCAAAATATGACAGTCCTATATGTCGGCAATAACCGTATGCTCAAATTGCTCAACATGGCTAACTGCCCGAACTACACGCAGCCCATCAATGTATCCGGATGCGACAACCTTGAAGAACTGTATGCACAAGGTTCAGCTACTACTGCAGTACTTCTGCCGGCTGCCGGGAATATGCGTACGATGCACCTGCCGGAAACCGTTACCAGCTTGACTATGCTCAATCAGATCAATATTACTGATGCGGGATTAATCCTTGATGGGGTGCAGAATCTTTCGACAATCAGATGGGAGAACACCAACAAAGCTAATGTCTTGTCTATCATTGACAGATGTTTTGCACTTGATACTATGAAGTTAGAGCGTGTACGCTTGATCGGTGTAGACTGGACATTATCTACCCTTGATCCTATCATAAAACTAATCAGTTTGAAAGGACTGGACGAAAACGGCAACAATGTAGACAAGGCGATCATCACTGGTAAATGTTATGTCTCTGTAGCGACTGATTCTCAAATCAACAAACTGAAGGCGGCATTTCCCGAATTAGCTGTCACATACGGTCAATTGAAACCTGCTCCTGTGACGACTTTCACCTTCAGTTCTTCTCAGCGTAAGTCTCTTGCTAATTCAGCCTTCGAATGCGCCTACGAAGTTGAGAAAGTAAACGAATATACCTACAAGGTAACTTCTGAAGACAACATAACGATTGATTTTACGTTCAAATGTGAAAATCACGAAGATTTTAAGGGTTCATATCTTGTAGCCGGTACGCGTTCCCAGAGTTATACTGTGACATATATTCCACTGAGAAAGATTCGTGTAGGAGTTTATAACCAATCGGTATATGTCCAAGGTGCTACTGTCACAATTGGAGACCAATCATACATTTCTGATGCTGACGGATATGTTACTTTACCGCGTGGAGGTGCGGCTATATCCGGAACCGTGTCTGCATACGGATATGCAAGCAATACCTTCTCATATGGTTCCATAACATCTGATACTACAAACACTGTGTATGTATATGGCGTCGTGGATGTTAAATTTATCGTAAAATACAATTCATTGCTCATAGAAGGTGCTACCGTAAAATGTAATGGAGTGACAGGAACGACTAACCAGTACGGTGAATGCACTTTATCATTGGGAAAAGGAACCTATGAATATTCTGTTACCCATGACACATATTATGAAAAGACAGGTAATATAACTGTTGGGACGTCTGCAACATCCTTAACTGTATATGTAGAACCAAACACGGTCGAAGTTAAATTCATAGTCAGAGATGATACTCTACTATCCGGAGCTACTATTCAATGCGATGGGAAAACAGGGATTACAAATGCGTCAGGGGAAGCGGTATTGGTAATAGGCAGTAAAAAAACTCATGAGTACACCGTATCTAAAAATGGATATTTCAATGTGACAGGCAGCGTCACAGTTAGCTTAACAACTATCACAGTCAATGCTGCCATGACGCTTGATATTGAATCTTTTAAACCGGTAGAGAATGGAAATATACAGATGATGGTTGCAAGGAAAAGTATTTCTCTTTATATTACCTCAGATACTACTGATTATATTATTTCATGGGGAGATGGAATGGAAGACAATGCATCTGCAACAGGGAAACAAACCTATGAACACACCTATGATAATTCAGATTTTCATCAAATAGAAATAAGAAATAGCAGTAATGTGACGTATGCAGCAGAAAAGGGTCAATACGACCTTGTTGCCTATTGGAGTATTGGGAATAGTGCCGTTAAAGGACTTTCTTTTACGCGTCATTCCAGTCTCCGATATATTGGTCTTATTCTTAAGAATGATACTGATCGGACAGATTTTTCAAGTATATTCGATCAAACAAATATTGTTTCTATTCCGAAAGGGTTGCTAGACAACTGCATTGAGGCTAAATATTTAGATCGTGTATTTGCATTGTCAAAAATTTCCTATATTCCACAAGGTTTGTTTGATCATTGTCCTAAAGCTATAACATTTAGCTATGCATTTGAGGGTACAAAGATTACTTCAATTCCTGAAGATCTGTTTAAATATAATATAGCAGCTAAAGAATTTGTATCCTGCTTTAATAAGACTTTGGTCACTTCAATTCCTGAACGGTTATTTTATTATTGTCCCAATGCAACTCGTTTCGGAGAATCAGATTATAAAGAAAGACCCTATGGGTGCTTTTCATATTGCCCGATAGATTCGGTACCTGAAAATCTTTTTATAAACAATCCAAATGCCTACGGATTTGACGGTTGTTTTGCATATACTAATTTAAAAACAATACCTATTGGACTTTTCTCAAATACTAAGGCTTCAGGTGTAACTCAATGCTTCCGCAATTCACAAATAGAAGTACTCCCGTCTGGACTGCTTGACGAACAAACGATAGAAAGCATGGAGCTTTTCTGTTATAGTTGTGCATCATTAAAGAAAGCCACGTTACCAGCAAATGCTCTTAATTTAGGAAATAAAGCATTCTCCAATTGTTCTTCTATGCAATATATCATCGCAACAACAGCAACACCTCCAACTATTACGGTAAATACGTTTAGTTCGACTAACAACTGTCCGTTCTATGTCCCTGACGAGTCTATAGACATTTATAAGACAGCAACTAACTGGACTGCGTTAGCAGACAGAATCAAACCAATGAGTCAATTTGCAATCGATTTCCCTAACGAGGAGGTATAATATGAAAATAGATGAATTAAACAACAACCATATTACTGCGGAAGAAGGCAAAGTACTTCGTAGAATTTCCGATGGTCAGCTATTCGGGAATGAAATCTACCTCGGATACGCCTACTACCTGTCAGGTGAGAAACTGGAAGAACCGCTTTTGGAACTCCCGGAACACTATGAAGAGATAGATGATCCAGCTGAAGAAACCATCCTCATCGATGAAGATACACCGCTAGAGGACACAGATATTGAAGAAGCGATAACCATAGAGGATGAACCAAAACCTGATGTCGAACAAAAAAAGAGAATCACCGTAGCTGACTATCACAAGTTAGAGAAGCAGGTGGCAATGCTTATACAAATAATAGGAGGAACAGAATGGCAGGATTAATCAATACCGGCATCTGGGGATTTATCTCCTCCGCTAAAGCAACAGGTAAGAAGATACTGAATGCTGCCGGTGAAGAAATTGACGAATGGGTAAGTACATTCGTATCAGGTGCATCGGGCTGGCTGATTGACAAGCTTGGTAATGCGGAGTTTAAATCTGTCTTTGTACGTGAAAAGTTCATCACAAACGAATTTGTCTATAACCGAATCCGGGTGACAGAGGACGAAGAGATTATCTCCAGCAGTATTAAGATAGCTTCTTACTTCGATAACGGAGACGGGACATTCACCGTTTACCCCGATTTACGTGAAGGAGACTATAATCCGCTTGCTGACAGCGACCTGTTGCTGGGATACTACCATAATCCCGGCAACACCGGAACAATCTACTCCGTTCAGAAATTAACCGCCATCTCTGATCCAGGGAGTGATCAGTCTATTCTACTCGAAGCGGAAGGTGACAGCACTCCTTATCAGCATATGATCATTGTACGTGTAGGGAATTTAGTTGATCCTGAACGTCAGTCATTCATCCGCATCTCATCGAGAACGAATTGCCAGTACTTTTATGACGGGATCGACAGCTGGGCAGCTTATTCCGATCCGGAACATGTAAGATGTACGCTTGGCCATGCCGATATCGGTTTGATTCCTGCCTGGGCAAAGGAAGCCGTAGGAAGCGTAAAGCGTTGGTTTGGTTTGATCTCCGATGGAGTGATCATTCGTGGTACATTTATCCTGCACAATGACAAGACAATCGAAGACGAATTGAACGGTCGTGAGATTCAGATACGCGGTGATTTCGAAATCAGGGAGGATGGGATCACGGGCAAATGGCAAGAGGTCATCAAGTACGCGAAGGAAGCTTCTGATTCTGCTAGCTCTGCTGCCGGATCAGCTACCACCGCAGGTGAACATGTGACCAAAATCGAAGAACTTTCTTCTGAATTTAATGTCAACGCAGAGAAGATATCTGCCGATTTTACTCATAAAGTCGAGACTGAAACGACGAATGCTTTGGGTGCTATCTCAACAGCCACAGAAGAAGCAACCGGTACACTTCAACTCACAGCCAAGGACTTTGTACTCGCATTTACCAACCTAGTAGATAGCAAAACAGAAGAAGCAACTGGAGCGATATCCGAAGCAAAGAAATCTGCTGAATCATCATTGACCATGACTGCTGAGAATCTTACTGCGACATTCAATAAAAACGTAGAAACGAAAACAACTGAAGCTACCGGAGCAATAACGACTACAAAGGATAATGCTCAATCCAGCCTTCAAACATCTGCGGAAGAACTGACTGTAACTTTTAATAAGAATGTTGAAACTAAGACCACAGAAGCCACCGGAGCTATTAGTACAGCGAAAGAATCTGCCAAGTCTGATCTGCAACTCACCGCGAAGAATCTGACTACGACATTCGAGGAGAATGTTCAGAAGAAAACGATATCAGCAAAAGGGGAGATTGACGCGACAACAGAAAGCCGCAAATCTGAACTTAACTTGACTGCTGAAAGGTTGACCAGCAAGTTCGAGGAAGCCGTTACTGATGCTGAGGGTGATATCATTAAAGAGATCGGTACGCAGGTCACTCAAAACGCAAAAGAGTGGAAAGTTGAAATCATGGGTGAAGATAAAGATGGTAATCCCAACTCCATACTTGCTGCTATCAATGCCAGTAAGGAAGGCATCAAAATCAAAGGGGACAAGATTCAAATTGACGGTGATCTGTTGGTTAATGCCATTATGAGTACCGGTATTAATATTGATGACAAGTTTGTCGTAGCCATAGACGAAAACGGCAAAGCTAATGTCACCGTCAAGGGGGATGGTATTTTTACCGGTGCTGTTAAGACTCCATTCAGAGTTTATGAAAGCTTTGAAGAAATACAACTAAATCCTGAAGGTAACCTTGGCTTTAATTTCACATACATTGCCAAGCCTGAGAATGTGAACATCGTAACTGTTAATAATCTTACTGATGAAAAATTCAATGGAGCTTCTATTAAAATATATGTCGATGGGGAAGCGGGGCAATTATTTGAACTTAGATCTTCGCTAAAGGAGCCTAGCGCTTTCATACTTCCGGGAGATAGAGGCGATGGTACGACAAGGGATTTCGATATAATAAAAATCAAGGCTGGAGGATATCTGGAACTACAAGGAATGAGACGAAGTACAAACAAGGATGGCTCATATTTATCATGGACATATTGGATCATAAAAAACTACGATAGCACTACAATGACACTACTTAATTGGACTTAATTTATTATTAATCACTTAAAAATAGAACTTATGAAAAAGGTATTTTACGAAAGCTGGATCGCAAAGCATTTATTGTTTACCGGCTACTCAACTATCACATTACTTGCGTGGGTATTCACAAAATGGTCCAAGACAGAGGCCAGGCAGTCTACAATCAATCACGAATGTGTTCATGCCCGGCAGTGGATTGAACTGACTGTCGCATCCGGACTACTTCTGTGGATCGGAATGCTGGTATTCGGTTATTCAGCATGGTGGTTAACGCTGTCCGCAGCTACATTCTATGTATGGTATGTACTAGAATGGTGTATCCGCAAGATGATCGCTTCCATACTCGCTGATTGTCGAGAAGACTATGATGCTTACCGGCTGATCTCATTCGAACGGGAGGCACGATTAGCGGAGAAGGACAATAACTACCTGGAGAATAGCAGCTACTTCAGCGGTTGGTTGAGATATGTCTTTAAATAAAAAAACCGTCCTGCTCATCACGAGTAAGGCGGTACACACAAACAAAACAAACATAAAGGGAAATATCCCTAATTACTATGATATAAATAATGACAGGCAAAGGTAGTATTAATAATTAGATAGAGAAAAGAAATATGGGATTAAATGAATGGCTGGCGCTGATCGGGGCTTTAGGAGGTTTTGAAGCAATCAAATGGATAGTTAACTTCTACGTGAATCGTCGAACGAATGCAAGGAAGGAAGATGCGACAGCGGATAGTATGGAGGATGAAAATGAACGCAAGCAAGTCGCATGGCTTGAAGATCGTATCGCTCAACGTGACGCCAAGATTGACGCTATTTATGTTGAACTCCGTCAGGAACAGTCCGCTCATCTGGAAGATATTCATAAGAAGCATGAACTGGAGCTTAGATTGAAAGAAGCTGAGATAAAGAAATGTGATGTACACGGATGCACTAACCGGCAGCCGCCAAGTGACTATTAACTATAAGGAGGAGAAGAAATGAAGGAAATTGATGCTATTATCATCCATTGCTCAGCAACACGTACCGGACAGGATTTGAGAGCTAAAGACATTGATCGGATGCACAAGCAAAGAGGCTTTAGTCAGATCGGTTATAACTTCGTCATTGACCTTGATGGAATGGTAGAGAATGGGCGCCCGCTTTCCATTGACGGTGCGCATTGTAATACCAAAGGATTTTCAGAGTCTTCGTATAATAAGCATAGTGTTGGCATCTGTTATATCGGAGGCCTGGACGCATCTGGAAAGCCGGCAGATACACGTACTTCTGCTCAAAGGGCTACACTGCGCGAATTGGTAGCGAAGCTCTGTCAAGAGTATCCTATTATTGAAGTGCTTGGGCATCGTGATACTTCGCCGGATTTGGATAGCAGCGGCGAAGTAGAGCCGGCAGAATATATCAAAGCGTGCCCCTGTTTTGATGTACGTTCTGAGTTTACCAACTTCTTGCGCAATACAATCATTCGACCATGAGACGCCTAATCTACATTCTAACCATCTTCCTTATGTCGGGAATATGGTTGTCATCCTGCCGGAGTCCTCAGTATGTTCCAGTAGAAACCAAAATTCAACTAAAAGATTCGGTAATAACGAGAGATTCGGTTGTAATCAAGGAACAGACTGTGCGGAAGGACTCAGTTGTAATGAAGGACTCTACCGTAATCGTAGTAGATGAATCCGGAAACGTTATCCGGACCGAATTATATAGGTACCGTGACTGGTACAAGGAACTGTCACGTGATTACTCTATGTTGCAGGCAAAGTATGATTCTCTTTTTAGCGAGAAGCAGAAGGTAGTACAAGTCCCTTATCCGGTTGAACGTGAACTTTCCTGGTGGCAATCTGTTAAGCTACAAGTCGGAGAAATAGCTATAGGCATAATTATAGGTTTGATCATTATAATTGCCTGGCTACTCCGTCGAAAGAAATAACTACTAAAAATAACACTAAGATTCATAATAAAAAAACTTTTGAATACCTCGACTTGCGAAAGTCGGGGTATTTGTTGTAATGGCTATATTATCGTGAATTGGTTAATGTATAGATGGAGAAAGAAATAGGGTAATTGTAATGTAAACATGCCATTTTTTGTATGTTTGGTAGCATAATTAGTTAATTAATTAACTAATAAATTTTCACTTTTGATAAATTCCACTACTTTTGCATCATAATTGCATGACTTTTACGCTAATATTGCATAATACCTATATTGGAAGTAAACATTTTATGTCTTTATTTGTAGTAAAACTAGTGATTATAACGATTGTAAATGCACGATGAATGAACTCTTGGCGAATTTGATAAAAGACAATTTTGGCTTATCTTTTTTGATAGGATTAATACTTGTCTCTGCGCTCATATTTCTTATATGGTGGGCACGTGGCATGTATGACAGAGTCAAAAACATGGATAACCTTCCTTGTAGCGCGCATACCCAGAAGTTAGAGGCACTTTCTACAATCTTAGCAAAACTAGAGGGACTACCATGTGCTGATCATAAACTGAAAATAGAAAGCCAAACTGATAAACATACTAATATAGAAACCTCTATTTCAAGAATAGATACTTCCATTTCATTTATGCAAAAGAATATTGAAAGTCTTACTCAAAGTTTGCAACGAAATAAAGGCATTATAACCGATCCATTTACCCAAACGCACAGTCCATTGTCTATCACGGCAGTAGGATACGAGATGGTAAATAAACTCGGCATTTATGAAATGTTTGATAATAACTGGATGCGCATAAAGTTTCTTATAGAAGAGAATGCACAATCTAAGAATCCATACGATATTCAACAATTTTGTATAGAACAGGCTGTTGTGTTTCCTGAGAAGTTTCTAAAAGAAGAAGAATTGGCTAAAATAAAACTGGACGCATATAATTCTGGGAGTTCATTAACTTCATATATGAAAGTCATTGCTGTAATGGCAAGGGATCGTTATTTTGAGGAGAAAGGGATTAATGTTACTGATGTAGACATATATGATCCTAATATTCCTAGTGGATAATAAATTTGCATGCTATATAGTTATCATAAGTATTTTGCCCCGTCTCTCTGATTCGAGGCTTTTCTTTTGCCCATCTCATTTATAATTAGTATATTTGTATACAGACGTGGATGTCTGTTGCATCATCTCTCTACGGAAAAATTGCTAGTTTTCGAGATCGAGAGAAGATAATACGTTATTAATTCCAAAAATTAGCCTCGACTAAGTGTAGTCGGGGCTTTTTTTGCACCAATCATGCTATAATTCATCGTGTTTAAAATATGTATTAATAGTTTAATTTAACTTATTTATTAAAGTCAAAAAGTTCTACTACTGTAGATATATGTAAGTTTACACAACTTTTAAATTAAATGTTATGGCTAAGAGAATTGGATATATTGAAAAAGATGGAGTAATATTCGTATCTGTCAAAGATGTATTTGAATACTTGCGTGAAATGGAGGTAATTACCACGGATCAGTTGGAATGGCAATACCGGTGGAATTTTGAACAGGATATCATTAAACGTATGTATGCTTGTTATAGGAGTGGTGGTCGTACAAATGCCGATGTTCCTTGGATAATGGATGGAGAATTTTATTGTCACTGGTTGCGTTTCGAATATACCGACTTCGTGAAAGCAATAAAAGTTTTGCGAAATGAGAAGGAAATTAAGAAGCTAGCAATATTAATTGACTTTCATGACTTTGCACGTAGTAAGCTGTTTGTGAAGCGTAAATTTGCACTAAAATAATGATTGTAAAAAGAGGTAGCCGAATAAGCTACCTCTATATACTACAATTAATATTTATTATTTGGTTTATATCGGTTGTATAGTGTCCGGAGAGCTGTTCTTGTTTTAACCTCCATTCTCTTCCGTTTCCTTGCACTGCCAGTTTGATGCGTTGACCGTGATCACCGTTGATCTTGTCTACGATTTGCATGAGCTTATTGTGCTTCTCACGGTCTACGGAATCAAATAGTCCAAGCTGTGCGCCTTCCGTTATTTCAGTGATGATAACGCCTGCCTTTTTATATTGATATCCTTGCATGAATATTGTCTTAAATCCAGATAGCGCATAATGTACTATCTCTTGAGTGTCGTTTGTTGGCACCGGAAGATGTATTACTGTATTCTTCCAGTATTGCGGTAAATCTTCTCGGAAGTTATTCGTGTGAATGAATACTATGAGAGACATGGCATAAGACTTCTGTTTACGAAGTTTTTTTGCACAGGTGGAAGCGTGTGTTGCTATTGCTTCGGCCATTGTGTTAATATCGGTTAGCATTTTGCCAAATGAGCGTGAAGTACAAATTTGTTTCTTTGCCGGTGGGGCTGATTCCATATCAATACATGAGATACCGCATAGTTCCTTCCAAGTACGTTCACCGACTACTGTCATGTTCTTGCGCACCCATGAACTGGAAAGCTGAGTAAAGTCATAGGCTGTTTTCACTCCTTGTTTTTCCAACTTTGCAGCTTGCCGACGTCCGATTCCCCATACATCGCTAATGTCAGTAAGTTGTAAAGCCTTGATTCTTTTTTCTTCTGTATCAATAATACATATACGATTGTAGGCCGGATATTTCTTCGCGAACTTATTAGCGACTTTTGCAAGTGTTTTAGTTGAAGCAATACCGAGACTTACCGGTATGCCAGTACCACGTGTTACTTGATTGACAATTTTTGCTCCGAGAGATTGAATCTCTTGAATGCCGACTAGATTGACGAATGCTTCATCAATTGAATAAACTTCCAGTTCGGGAGCTAAATCTGCCAATATTGACATTACACGTCCGGACATATCTCCATATAAAGTGTAGTTCGACGAGAATACTGTAACTTGATTGCTACTGACAAGGTCTTTAATTTGATATGCAGGGACACCCATTTTGATCCCTAATGCCTTGGCTTCATTACTTCTTGCAATGACACATCCGTCGTTGTTGGATAGTACAACGACAGGCTTTCCGTTTAGAGCCGGATTGAATACCCGTTCGCAGGAAGCATAAAAGTTATTGCAATCTATTAGTCCGAACATTATCTTTTCCTCCGATTCTTTTTGATTGTAAATGTAACGATTCCCCAGATCATGAAGTCATTCTCCTTGGTTACTTTTATCAGTGGATAATCCGGATTGGAAGGGACCAGCCAGATAGCTTCCGGCTCCAGTCTTACTCTTTTGACGGTGAACTCACCATCGATAAAGCATACTGCCAAATCATCATCCATCAGTTCTAATGACTTGTCGATGACCAGTATGTCACCTTCTTCTATTCCTTCGTCTCTCATCGAGTCTCCCGTCACACGTCCGTAGAACGTAGACGCCGGATGACGGATCAGTTCTTTGTTCAAGTCAATCGCCTGTTCCATATAGTCCTGAGCAGGAGAGGGGAAGCCGGCCTTTATTCCTTCATCGGCAAATTGCAACGGAAGGCTGCTGGATATGTCTATCTTATGTATTTCTATTTGCTTTTTCATAACTAATTCTTTTCCTATAAACAAAATTGTTTGGTATTTGCTCATAGGTAATAGTTTATTAGTTATAGATAGTTTTTTCCCAGTCATCCAAAATAGTCATTTCCCATTTTGGAATATCGGGTTCAATATAGCTAATAGATACACCATATACGGAGAAACTTTTTCCAATGAAATCGCTTACGGCTTCATCTTCTCCTTTCTGAATACGGGCAGTCATAAATATATGCATTTCCTCCCAGCAGGTTGGGGCGATAAATAACGATTGTATTGGCTTGCCTTTAATAGGGCTACCAATAGCTGTATCTTTTATGCGTTCTAATAAAGAAATAGCTTCGTCAAATGTCATATCATTAATTTTGCAACAAAGATAAAAAAAGATTTAGTTATTTATTACTTATCCCTTCATCAACATTATGTCCGCCCTCATCTCTAGAAATTCGGTATATTTCTCTGGGCTGTTGGTATAGTCAATGACTCTATTAATTGCAATTTCTGCTTGCTTCTGTTTGACGCGTGTGTAATATCTGATAATCCCTTTACTTTTATCAGAATGCCCAAGACAATAGTCAATAACTCCATCTGGGATACCTAGTTCTGAAGCAAACTGTGCGAATGTTTTGCGTGCGGAATAAAAACAGAGTGTTTGTTCGATTTCTAAATATTCTTTTAGATTTCTCATGCAAAGATTGATATATCTTTGTAGGTTGGGGTAGGAATAAGAATATCCTAGATCCAGTACCCCCTTTTTGTTTATGTATTTATTTATAATAGCTTTTGCTTCATTGTGTATCGGAATTGTTATAACTGTTTTTCCAGTTTTTGCGTTTAATGTCTTGCTTCTTTCAAATGAGAGAACATCACCTGATAAGTTAACGGTTAATAGATCCTTTAAGTTTATTCCGCATAAATAAAAAGAGAGTAGTAACATGTCTTTTCCAAGATTCATTCTTTTGCCTTCTACTTCTGTATTGCGTATTTTCCGAAATTCCTTTATTGTCAAATCGCATTCTTTAGGATCGGCAGTCGGAATTTTAGTGTAGGCAAAGGGATGTACATCCTGTTTGAGAATACCGGCTTTTATTAGTTCGTTAATTCTAGCTTTCAAGTGAGTTAACCTCAGTCCTATATTTCCGTTAGCATAACCTTTCTTTGTCATCCATTTCTTAAAATGCTCAATTAGCAGAGTGTTGATTGCGGGAATGGGGATATCTCCTTCAGCATTGGAAAATACTCGAATTGTTTCTTCGTTCATTTTTGCGTAGCTTTCTCTGCCTTCTTCCCTAATCTCATTAATCCTTTTCTTCCAAAATTCCAATCATAGTATTTACAACCGATTATTACTCAATATTTTATAGATAATAAGTCAGAAATATGGTTGTTATTTTTAATTGCACATTCTAAAAGGTGAAGATTTAACGCTTTTATTGATTA